AGGCGGCTGTGTCTCCCCGGCATTTTTTTCCAAGCGTCGACCGGCGCTGACCAGCAAAGGAGCAAATAATGGCGTCCGAAAATCAAGCCCAGCGGGACCGCCTCGACATCGAACTGTGCCCCGCCCCCGGTCGCCAGCTCGTGACCGCCCAATCCGTGCCGCCCTCACAGGCGCTCCACTTTCTGCCCGACGGCCCGATCGTCTCGACCGCTGCGGCCGAGGTGCGCCTCGGCTGCGCGAGCCTGGCGCACCGGCTGCACCTCGACGGCCTGAGCGACGACGGCGCCACGGTGCTTGAGACGGCCCGCGCCCTCGCCGAGTTCGTCGAGGGCACCGAGTGATGCCCGCCGAGCGGCTGACGGCTCAGCGTGAGGCCCTCGACTCGTACGAGTGGACCGAGGGCGAGAGCGTGCTCACGCAGATCACTGTGCACTCGCTGGTGGCGATTGGCGAGGTGCTCGTCGAGATGAACGCCCGGCAGGCCCGCCAGGAGGCCGAACTGATGGGCGCTCCCTCGTGACCCCGCGCCCGCATGTCGGCGTCGTGTCGAGCACGCTCGCCAGTGCAGCTCAGCTCGCCCGCGTGCTGAATGTGGCCCGCGCTATGCCGATGAGTGTGCCGTCGATCAAGCAGGGGCACGGTCGCGGGTTCAATTTCGATCTGGTGATCGTCGACGACAAAGTGATGCCGCTCGATGAGCGTGTGCTCGACACGCTGGCCCCGTCGCTGCACGTCACCGGCGGGAAGATGTACGCGATACGGGAGATTGAGCAGTGACGTTCGGCGAGGCGCTCGAACGCCTTAAGTCCGGTTGGCGTGTGTCCCGCAGCGGCTGGAATGGCAAGGGGCAGTACCTCGAACTGCAGCGGCCTGACGCTCATTCGAGGATGACGCTGCCATACATCTTCATCACGACCGTGCAGGGCGATCGGGTGCCGTGGCTCGCCAGCCAAACGGACATGCTCGCCGAGGATTGGGGGATGGCCGAATGATCCCGAGTGTCGGGCGCATCGTTCATTACCAGTCGTGCGGCACACCCGGCGGCGAGTACCTGCCCGAGCCTCGCGCCGCGATCGTCACGCAAGTGCACGCCGTCGAGGGTGCCGTCGGCCTCGCGGTACTGAACCCGTCGGGCCTGTTCTTCGACGAGTTTGTGGAGCACGCCGAGGACGACAAACCGACTGCGGGCTGCTGGAACTGGCCGCCCCGCAACTGATCTAGCGCCGCCAGCAGGTGAAGCCCGAGCAGGCGTAGCCCGGCGGCGCGCCAACTTGGGCAACGTCTCGGCCCTCCGCGCTTCGGCGCCGACAGCCGGGCGGGCGCGCGTCTATGGCTACGGCACGCGCGCGCTGCCCACCTGGGTGTGTAGCTCAATCGGTAGAGCAGCGGTCTCCAAAGCCGCCGGTTGCACGTTCGAGTCGTGCCGCGCCCGCAACTCCCCGGCTAACGGCCGGCAATTCGCATTTCCGCAGTTCAACGCCCCGAAAGGCCGTTCTGAGCTAACACGGCAACCTCACCCCACCAGGAGATATGACCATGCGTGCACCCGCTACCGCCGAGGTACCTTGCCCGGCCTGCGGCGAGCCGATCAAGCTCGCCCTTGGCTTTGAGATGACCGAGCCTGAGCCCGGCGCCAGCTCGGCGCAGTGCCGGGTATTCCCGCTCGACGTGACCGAGCGCGCGCAGGAGCACGGCGAGGTCTGCCCGGTGTGGTCGGCAGGCGGTGGCCGTGATGAATAAGTCAATCACGCAGGCCGCTATCGACCGGGACCGTTACGGGCTGCTGGTCGCCATGCACACGCGGGTTGCCGAGGTGATCGACGACCCCGAGACCCCGCCGCGCGACCTGGCCGCGCTGACCCGACGCTTGATGGAGATTGCCCGCGAAATCGAGGCGATCGACCTGCAGCGCGCCGAGCAGGGCGACGGTGTGCCCGAAGCCCCGGCCGATGAGCCTTTCGATGGTACGGACCTATGAGCCGCGGCTATCCGAGGTTGCTCGCCACGTAATCAAGCCCGAGGGCATCACCTCGACCTCGTGGCCGTCTGTTCGGCATGAGTGCAACGTCAACATGGGTTTGACGTTCGACCGCTGGCAGGACGACCTCGGAAAGCTGGTGTGTGCCAAGCGATCCGACGGCCTGTACGCCGCCGACATGTTCGCCATGAGCGTGCCTCGGCAGACAGGCAAAACCTACTTCCTCGGCGCGTTCGTGTTCGCGCTGTGCAAGATGACGCCCGACACAACAGTGATCTGGACTGCACACCGAACACGCACGGCCGCTGAGACATTCAAGAGTATGCAGGGCCTCGCCAAGCGCGAGCAGATCGCCCCGCACGTCAAGCAGGTTCTCACCGGCAACGGCAAAGAAGCCGTGTTGTTCACCAACGGCAGCCGAATCCTGTTCGGCGCCCGCGAAAAAGGCTTTGGCCGCGGGTTCGCCAAGGTCGACGTTCTCATTTTCGACGAGGCGCAAATCCTCACCGAGAACGCGATGGACGACATGATCCCGGCGACGAACGCCTCGCCTAACGGCCTGATCCTGTTCGCCGGTACGCCGCCGAAGCCCGACGACCCCGGCGAGGTTTTCACCAACCTGCGGCAGGAGGCCATCGACGGCGAGAGCGACGACGTGGCTTACGTCGAAATCGGCGCAGAAGAGGGCGACAACCCCGACGCCGATTCAACCTGGCGCAAGATGAATCCGAGCTACCCGCACCGAACAAGCAAGCGCGCGATCCAACGTATGCGTAAAGCGTTGTCGTGGGACAGCTTTCGGCGCGAGGCGATGGGCATCTGGGACAAGATCGCCGTGCATATGGCGGTCGTCAAGCCTGGTGTTTGGGCCGGTCTGCGCGACCCGCTCGGCCCCGAAGAGGGCGAGAAGCCCGCCGCGCTCGGCGTCGACATGTCGCACGGCCGCGCTATCTCAATCGGCGCTTGCTGGCTGATCGACGACGGCACCCGTCACGTCGAGCAGGTTTGGGCGGGCTCCGACACCGCGGCGGCCGTGAATTGGATCGTCGAGCGTGCCGGGCGCCGTATCCCGGTGGTGATCGACGACGCGAGCCCCGCCAAGGCGCTTGTGCCCGAGCTGAAACGCCGCAAGGTCAAGGTTCGGTTGACCAGCGCGGGCGATATGGCCAAGGCGTGCGGCCTGTTTGAGAACAACGTCGACGGCGACACGCTGACCCACGGCGACCAGGACGACGTTACCGACGCCCTCATGGGAGCCAAGAAACGGCCGATCCGCGATGCGGGCGGCTGGGGCTGGGACCGGCGAGACCCGACGTGCGTCATCCATCCGCTAGTTGCCGTGACGCTGGCCCTGCTCGGTGCGCTCGACGCCCCCAAGCGGCCGACCAGTGGCGGCGCCATGTTCGTGTGAGAGGGGGCCGCGTGATTCCGCAGCCGTTCGACGATATCGAGGACGACGGCGAGGCCGAAATGGTCTGGCCCGAGGACGCTCTCGACCGCGAGGCGGTCGGCAAGATTGTGGCCGACATGTACGCCTTGCATCTGCAGGAGCGTGGTCTACTCGACCGCATTTACGAGTACGTCAAGGGTCTGCGCGGCAAGCCGACGGTGCCCGATGGCGCAAGCGACGAGGTGAAAGAGCTTGCAGCGCTTTCGATTAAGAACGTGCTGCGCATGGTTCGCAACTCGTTTGCACAATCGCTGAGCGTCGTCGGCTATCGCACCGTTACCGCGCAGGAGAATCACCCGGCCTGGCGTATCTGGCAGGCGAACCGCATGGACGCCCGGCAGGCTGAGGTGCATCGCCCGGCCGTGCAGTACGGCGCGTCGTATGTGGTCGTGACGCCCGGCGAGGATGGCACGCCTGAGATTCGTTGCCGCTCACCGCGTCAACTGCTCGCCGTGTACGTCGACCCGGTGCTCGACGCCTGGCCGCAGTACGCCCTCGAAACGTGGGTGACGAACGAGGACGCGAAGCGGCACCGGCGCGGCGTTCTGTATGACGAGCGGTACATGTACGAGCTGGACCTCGGCGAGCTGTCGGTTACCTCCCGCGGCGAGGCCGAGGTCGCCACGAAGCCCGTCACGCTACGCAAGGTCGACGACGTAATTCCGCACGGCGCAACGGATGACGGTAAGCCCGTCTGCCCGGCCGTCCGGTTCGTCAACGACCGCGACGCCGACGACATGATCGTCGGCGAAATCGAGCCGCTGATCGGCCTACAGAAGGCCATCAACTGTGTGAACTTCGACCGAATGATCGTGTGCCGGTTCGGCGCCAATCCGCAGCGCGTGATCAGCGGGTGGACCGGCAGCAAGGACGAGGTTCTCAAGGCATCGGCGTTGCGGGTCTGGACGTTTGACGATCCCGAGGTCAAGGCGCAGGCATTCCCTCCCGCGTCGGTTGAGCCGTACAACGCCGTGCTGGCCGAAATGATGGAGCACGTCGTGATGGAGGCTCAAGTGAGCCCGTCACAGGTCAAGGTCGTGAACGTTAGTGCTGAGGCCCTGGCCGCGGCGGAGCACCGCGAGCAGCTCAAGCTCGCCAACAAGCGCGAGAGTTTCGGCGAATCGTGGGAGCAAGTTCTACGGCTGTGCGTCGAAATGGACGGCAGCACCGACACGGCGCCCGACCGGGCCGCCGAGGTCATTTGGCGTGACACCGAGGCCCGTTCATTCGGCGCCGTCGTCGACGGCGTGGTGAAGCTCTCGCAGGCAGGCGTGCCAATCGAGTACCTGCTGCCAATGGTGCCCGGCATGACGCAGCAGCAGATACAGGCGATCAAGCAAGCGATCCGCGGCGGCAACACCAAGACGCTGGTCGACGCACTCATGGCGCTGCCGCAGGCGCAGCTACCCGACGCCCCACCTGTCGATCAGGTGGTCGACGACAACGACGACGACCTCGACGAGGACGCCGACGGGGACGGGGGCGGCGTTGACAACGGCGGTACCCGAGTTTCAGGGCGTTCTCAGTGAGCTAGCGGGCAGGGTTGGCAGTGCTGTCGACCTGCTCGTGCCTCGCCTCGCCGAGGCGACGCAACGCGAGGGCCTGGCGCTCATCACCGACGCATACCCCGAGCTGGTCGACCCGTTCCTCGGCGCGGCCGGTGACCTCACTGCGCAGTGGTACGCAGAGCAAACCGCCGGCCAAGGTGCATATGCGCAGATCGGCGCAGGAAATGCTATCGCCCCGGCAAATTTCGTGCCCGAGGCTGCGCCGCTGCCTGATCGTGAGCAGCTCGGTGCGTCGGGCCGCTGGGGGCTGCTGCAAGCCGATCCGATCACCGCGCTGAGGGGTGCGTCGACGCGCGCAGTGTTCAACCAGTCGCGGCGCACCGTGCTGGACAACTCCGAGCGCGAGGGTGTCCGGTGGGTGCGGCACGCGGCGGCCAACTCCTGCGGGTTCTGCCGGATGCTCGCTACGCGCGTGCTGACGATGCACGACGAGGGTGCGCCTGGCCTGTACCGCACCAAGTACAACGCGCTGCACCCGCACAAAACTGCGCTTGAGGCGGCCGGTCACGATCACTGCAAGTGCGTGGCTGTGCCGCTGCGCGCCGGGGCGACCTATGAGGCGCCCGAATATGTGCATGACTGGCTCGAAGACTACGAGGCCGTAAAGCTCGGCAGCAGCGGCTATCTGCGCACGCCCGGCGCCATTGCGCACGCAATGGAGCAGCGCGGCAATGAGCGCACCCGGCTGCACCGTGTTGGGCAGTGGCTCGACGCCGAGGACGAGCACCGGCACGCCGTGGCTTACTACGAGCGCGTGGACGCCGAGCTGGCGGCCATCCTCGGCACGGCCGAGCCCGAGGCCCCCGCTGCGAAGCCCAAGCGGCAGCGCAAGCCTCGCCGCACGGTCGACAAGATTGAGGCTGAGCTGTCAGCGGCGATCGAGGCTGGCGACGAGGACCGTATCGACAAGCTCGTCGACGAAATGGACAAGGCTGAGGCCCGCGAGCGCGAGGTCGCCGAGAGGGCTGCAGCGGCCGAGGCTGCCAAGGCTGCCGCGGAGCGGGCCAAAGTCGACCGGATGCTTGAGCTGATCGAGCAGGGTTGGGAGCCCGCCGAGGCTGAGGCTGAGGCGTACGGCCTTGAGGTCGAGTTCATTCGGCGCCGCGACTTCATGGCGCAGGCCCGCGCCGAGGGGCACACCGGCCGATCGTTCGACGACCTGCTCGGCTGGGTGTTCGAGGAAATGATCACAGAGGCGTATTTCGCCGCCGAGGACGCGACAAACGGGCAGATGCTCAAAAGGCGTTACGGCCCCGATGGCAAGAACATCGACCCGCGAAAGCTCTGGACCCTCAACGAGACAACGGCCCGCAAATACATGTCCGAGGAGATGGCCGAATGGTTCGACCAGCACGGCCGTGTTACCCGAGCGGGGCTCAAGGAGGCGGTTTTGTCCGGTAGCGGCAACTGGCGCAATGCAATGACCGCGGACTTCCTGCAGTGAACCGCGACGATCTGATCGCAGCGTGGCGCGCAGGTCGCGCAGCGTCCGTCGGCGACCCAAACCCATACGCGGGCAACGGCGCCCTGGCGCGGCTCTGGCGCCGAGGCTATCGCCGAATGCTGCTCGACAAGCTCAACCGATCACCGGCCGCCCTCGCCTACGAGCGCAGTCGGCGCGACTAACCGGCCGCGACAACAGGATTCCCGCCGACCGCGGGTATCGGCACAACTGAATAAGGAGATACGCAGATGGACCCCGAAGAGAACGACGGCACCGAGGCCCCCGAAGGCACCGAGGCCCCCAAAGCTGGCGCCCCGGCCGACAACGCCCCGAAGGCCGAAGCCCCGAAGGCTAAGACGTTCACGCAGGCCGAGGTCGACGCCATGCTCGCCCCGCTGCAATCTGCCGCGACTGAGCTGCAGACCATCAAGGACGGCGAGAAGACCGAGCTGCAGAAGGCGCTCGACCGGGCCGCGGCGGCTGAAACCCGCGCCGAGACAATCGAATTTGATCGCCTGCGCGAGCGGGTCGCCAACCGCGAGGGCAAGCGCGTGCCCGTCGCCTCACTGACCGGCAAGACCGAGGCCGAGCTGGTCGCCTCGGCCGACGCGCTGATCGCCTGGCGTGACGAGAACGCCCCCAAGCCGCCTGAGCCCAAGCAGAAGCGCAACCCCGCGGGCGGCGGCAACCTCAAGAGCGGCGCCACCGGCACTGACGGCGGCTCGACCGACCCCAAGGTCAAGGCCGTAGAAGCGTTGCGGCGCTTGCGTTCCGGCCAGTAGTACCCACTTCCCAACACTTCCGCACGGGGGACGACCTCGGCGGTTGATCACAACTGAATAGAGAGAGAGGCCGTAATGGCTGACATTTCCCGCGCCGAGGTCGCAACCCTGATCGAAGAGGGTTACAGCCACTCGCTGCTGGCCGCCGCCAAGCAGGGCAGCACCGTGCTGTCGGCATTCCAGAACGTCAACATGGGCACCAAGACCACGCACCTGCCGGTCCTGGCGACCCTGCCCGAGGCCGATTGGGTTGGTGAATCGGCAACCGAGGATGAGGGGGTCATCCAGACGAGCAAGGTCACCTGGGCGAACCGGACGCTGGTCGCCGAAGAGGTCGCCGTGATCATTCCGGTGCCCGAGGCCGTGATCGACGACGCGACCGTCGAAATCCTGACCGAGGTCGCCGAGCAGGGCGGCCAGGCGATCGGCAAGAAGCTCGATCAGGCCGTCATGTTCGGCATCGACAAGCCCGCATCGTGGGTCAGCCCCGCACTGCTGGCGGCTGCCACCGGCGCCGGGCAGGCCGTGCAGCATGTCGCCGGTCCTGCGAACGAGTTCGACCTCGTGGGCGCGTCGAACAAGGTCGCCGAGCAGATCGCCCTCGCCGGTTGGGCGCCCGACACCCTGCTGTCCTCGCTGGCGCTCAAGTACCAGGTTGCCAACGTCCGCGACGCCGACGGAAACCTCGCGTTCCGTGACAACAGCTTCCTGGGCTTCAACACCTTCTTCAACCGCAACGGCGCCTGGGCGCCGACCTCGGCCGTGAGCCTCATCGCAGACTCCTCGCGCGTCAAGATCGGTGTGCGGCAGGACATCACCGTCAAGTTCCTGGATCAGGCCACCCTCGGCACCGGCGAGAATCAGATCAACCTCGCCGAGCGCGACATGGTGGCGCTGCGCCTCAAGGCACGGTTTGCCTACGTGCTGGGCGTCTCGGCTACCTCGATGGGTGCCAACAAGACCCCGGTCGGCGTCGTCACCCCCGACACCACGCCGTAAGGCATGGCTCGGTACCGACATGCGCTAACGGGCGCCGTCATTGGAGTGTCTGAACAAACACCCCAACTGGCGGCGCTCGTCGGGCGCGACGACAACTGGATCGACTGCACCGGCGTAGACGAGTGGCTCGCCGCCGAGGTTGGGCACCTGACGGCTGTCGAGCGGTGGCTGGCTGCCGAGCGTGAACACGACAACAAGGGGGTGCCCGATGCTGGCGACGTTGGAGCATGTCAAGGCGGCGCTGCGGGCGATGGGCAAGCACGAGCTGGCCGACAGTCTGCAGGAGGCCGACGAGCTGCTACAGGAGGCAAGCGACCTCGTGGTCGGGCATCTGTGGCCATCGACCCCACCGGAGCCGACGCCATCGGCGATCAGCCGGGTAGTAGCGGCGATGGTAGCGACGGCGCTCACCAGGCCGACGGAGATTCTGCCGGAAACGGAGAGTCTGACGGCTGACGGGTTCGGCGCGACGTTCACCCCCGGCAGCACCTCACCGGGGCCGTATCTCACTGCGGCACTTAAGGCCCGGCTGCGGCCGTACTGCCGCGGCATGTCGTCGGTCGCAATGGGCAGCGAGAGGTACTGACATGTACCCAACGCCGCACAAGGTGACGCACACGACGTACGTCAAGGTCGGCGAGAACGCAGCCGGGCAGCCGCGCACCGAGCCACGCACCCGTGAGCGCAAGGTCACAAGCCTGCGCAAGCGCGTGAACGAGCCCGGCGCCGCGGCGACCGCGGCCGATCAGGTGGTCGTCGAGTACACGATGGTGACGCCCGAAAGCGATTGGGCGCACAACGATCTGGTGCTCGACTGGCGCGGCCGTGAGTTCAAGGTGCACGGCGAGGTCGACGACTACAACGGCGGCGGCTTCGGGTTCCGGCCCGGCTACATCGTCACCCTGCGAAAGGTGGAGAAACGTGCCATACCGACCGCTTGACATGCCGTACAGCGAGCACGACGCGATCCGCACAATGCCCGAAATCAAGCTTGCGTGTGAGCTGATCGGCGCCGAGCTGCGAGACCAGGCCGCAGCCATCGCCGACGCGCAAACCGAAATCGACGGCGCCGGTGACGGTTACGAAATGGTCCCCGCACACAGTCGCACCCGAGCGAGGGTGTACGTGCGAGCCGAGTCGGGCGAGGCAATCGCCGCGGAGGATGACGTGGCGCCGCTCATGCAGGTGTCGGCAAAGCTGGGGCCGTCGTGACGGTACTCGTGCCACCGGTGCCGCCACTCACCGCAGCGCGGCGCTACCTGCTCGACGAGCTGGCGGCCCGCGGCAATCCGCTGATCGTCGAGCAGCAGACCACGCCCGAGGGCTCGCCAACGTCTTACGCGATCCTGTCGCGGCCCGGCACGAGCACCGACGTGTTCCTGCAGCACACCCTCATTCGGGTGCGGGTGTACGACGCCGACCTCGTGCGCTTGGAGCGCAACGCCGACCTGCTGCACCGGCTGCTGCTGCACGCCGTGCGGCGGCACATCGTGGTGCCCGACGAGGGCGAGGCGTGGGTCACCAGCACGCAACACGAGTACGGCCCGGCCGACTTCGACGATCGGCGCGTACCGCTGCCGGGTATGCAGTCGGCCGTTTTCTGGACGATCGGCCTGCGGCCCGAGGGCAGCTAACGCCGGCCAGGGGCACGTGCGCCCCGCATGACCTGCGGTGACGCGCCGTAGGCCCGCAAATCAGCAAACAACTGAATAGAGAGAGGGTCATCCATGACTCAACCGACGCCCCCGGCATCCTGGGGCGATGTCACCAAGGTGTTCGCGGCCTCGCCGTCGGACCTCGAAACCGTCGGCGGCCTGTGGTACGCCCCGTTCGGCACCACGCTGCCGACCGATGTCGACGAGCCGCTCGACGTCAAGTTCAAGAACCTGGGGTTCATCTCGGCCGACGGCGTGACGATCGCGTTCGACGACCAGACCACTCCCATTGAGGTGTGGGGCGGCGACGAAATCGGCACCCTGCGCGACAAGTTCGCAATCGACTACAGCATGAACCTGTTTCAGGTTCTCTCGCCCGAGGTGAATGCGTTCATTTTCGGCGACGGCAACGTGTCGACCGCGGCGGCCACGGCGGCGCACGGCGCCCGCATGAAAGTCATGATCAACTCCAAGATTCCGAAGCGGGTCAGCCTCGTGCTCGATTCCGTCTACGAGGACAAGATCATTCGGCAGGTCGCACAGATCGCACAGCGGTCCTCGCTGGCAGACCTCACCCTCGTGCACAACGCGCCGCTGGCGCTCAACCCGACGTTCCGCGTGCTCAAGGGCACCGACGGCAACCACGTCGTGCAGTACAGCGACGACGGCGTGACCGTCGCCGTCTAGCGCGGGCGTCACAGACCGGCACCCCGCGCGCTTTCCTGGTGGGCGCGCGGGGTGCTTCTCGCTCTACCCAAAACACCAGGGACACACCAGGAAACACTCACCAGGAGGCACACCAGCATGACCGAAACGACCAACGACCAGGTGCTCGACGCCGACCTCGCCGCGGTGCGCGATGAGATTCTCGACGACTGGCGCGAGGAGTACGACGAGGGTACCGAGCTGTTCGTCGGCAAGTTCGACGCTGACGACTTCGACGCCGACTACGGCGTCGCCGAGTTCGACGAGGGCGCAACGATCGCCGTCAAGCGGTGCCTGCGCAAGCCCCCGCCGGGGTGGATTCGCCAGCACGCGCACCTGTCCGACCTTGAGCGCACGTTCGCTCTGATCGAAATGCACGCCAGCGACCGGGCTCTCGAAATCCTCGACAGCCTCGGCGAGAAGCCCTGGAATGAGTTCGTCGAGGCGTGGGGCAAGGACGGCGGCCTCATTGAGGGAAAATCGCGCAAGTCTGCGCGGCGGCGCGGCAGGTAGAAGACGCGATCAGGCGTGACCTGATCACGGCGGGCCGCGAGTTCGACGACGGCACACTGAGCTGGGACGACCTGTACGCATTCATTTTCGCGTCACCCCCGAATACCGCGATATTCCATGCTCTCGAAAAAGGCTGGAACACAACCGATTACCTGCTTGCGCATGTGATCGACGCGCTAAAGATCGGGCTGTGGCAGAAAACTGAGGATGCGACAAAGAAGCCCCCGCGCAACGTGCCTAAGCCGTTCCCGCGGCCCGCTGACGACGAGAAGCAGGGCGACAGTCAGTACGTGTCTGTCGGCACGATCGCGGCAACCAAGACCACGGTCGGCAAGTTTCTCGAAATGCGCGCCGAACGCGAAAAGCGTTGGCGTGAAAAGCACGAACGCAAGGGCAAGAACGCAAAGGGGGCGTAATGGCCGCAACGTACTACCTCACCGTCTTGGCCGAAACGAGCAAGATCGTTCCTGCGATCCGACGGGCTGCACGGGCGGCCGACAACATCACCGTGCACCCGCGGGTCGACCAGCGGCAAGCGCAGCGAGATGGCCGCGAGTACGGCAGCCGCTTTCAGCGTGGGTTTGCGTCCGCGGCGGCCGGTATCGGCGCGTCGCTGCGCGGTGTCACGTCGGGTTTCAAGATGGCGAACGACTCTGCGGCGTCGGTGGTTCGACACGTCGGCTCGATTGCTTCGGTGGTCGGCATTGCGTCCCGCATGACGCGCGGCATGGCGCTGAGCCTGCTCGGCGCCGCCGGGGCGCTGCGCCTGGTCGCCGGTACCAGCATGATGGGTATCGCCGGTGGGCTGACGCTGGTCGCCCGAACGGCAGGCTGGGCGTCTCGGGAGATAACCCGTGTCACCTCAGCAATTCTCGTGCTTGCTGCAGTCGGCAAGCTACTGAACTTTATGACACGCGCCGCAAAGATGATGGCGCTATTCACCGTCGGCGCATCGCTGGCGATCGGCGTTGTGTCGGCTCTCGCGTCGACGCTCGGGCAGGTACTCGTCGGCGCGTTGACGCTCGTCGGCTCGGCCGCCGGTGTCGCCGCTGGCGCGATCGTCGGCATTCTCGGCCCGGCGGTCGCGGTCGCCAAGATCGGGTTCAAGGGCCTGACCGACGGCGCAAAGGCGTTCGCCGACTCCATGAAGGACTCATGGGAGGCGGCCGACGAGGCGTTTAACAAGATGGTCGGCAACCGAATGGCGCCGATGCTTACGGCGTTCCGTGAGCTGAAAATGTCCATCACAGATACGTTTTCGGCGGCGCTGACACCGGCGTTCGCCAACCTCGGCACGTTCATGGACGGCCTGCGCCCGCGGGCTCAAGCGTTGACGACGACGCTCGGGCAGATCGGCAGTGAGCTGACTGCCTCGCTCAATGCGCCCGCCGCGCAGCAGGCATTTGACACCATGTTTAGCGCGTCGAACAAGTTCTTTCAGAACTTCCTCGGTAGCAACGGATTGTCAGGTCTCACAACGGGTCTGCTGCAGTTCGCCGCAACGGCCGCTAACACGTTCTCGGACACCGGCGCTGGCATCAACGGGGCATTGCAGAAGGCTGGCGAGTGGCTCGGCAGTATCGACGGCGCCAAGATGAAGCTGGTATTTGCGACGCTCAAGGCGCAGATCGACAACGTGATGAGCGTGCTCGGCCCGCTGATCGGCGGCATTCGGCAGATCGGCGCAGTGACAGCGCCTGCGCTGGCGCCGGGATTCCAAGCGATCGGCTCCGCGATCCGCGAGGCCGTGCCGGGCCTGGTGCAGATGGCGCAAATTCTCATGCCTGCGCTGTCGCAGGTGATGCAGAACCTCGCCCCGGTGCTGCCTGCTCTCGTGCAGGCGTTCACCCCGTGGGCGGGCACGCTGGCGACCATCGCGCCGCACCTGGCGACCGTGGTCGCCAACCTCGCGCCTATGGCGCCTCTGCTCATGCTCGCCGTCGGCGCCGTCAAGGCGATTGGCGCGGCGATGGTCATCACCAATGCTGTGATGGCGGCCTATTCGGTAGCGCAGGGCATCGCTGCGGCAGCAACCGGCGCGGGCACTGCCTCGCTGGGCGCCAACACGATTGCGCTCACCGCTCACCGTGTCGCCACGATCGCCGCGACCGTCGCGTCGCGTGCACTCGGCGTCGCAATCGCGTTCGCAACCGGCCCGATTGGCCTCGTGATCGCCGCGGTGGCTGCGGTGGGCACTGCCCTGTGGGCGTTCTTCACCAAGACCGAGACCGGCCGCCAGATGTGGGAGAAGATCTGGCCCGCGATCGTCAACGCCGCCAAGGTGGCTTGGGAGTGGATCAAGAACGCATTCACGACGGCGTGGGAAGCGATTCAGCCAGTCCTGCAACGGATTGGCGAGCTGGCAAGCACTGCATTCTCGGCGCTCGGTAACGCGATCAAGAGCGTGTGGAACTTCGTCGAGCCCGCGGTGGCCGCGTTCGGCCGGTTCTATGCGGCGCTGGTCAAGTGGCAGTTCAACAACGTCGTATCGGCGCTCAAGGTTTTGGGCTCGGTCATCTCGTGGCTGTGGCAGAGCGTCGTCACGCCTGCATTCTCGGCGATCGGCAACGTGATCGGCCTGTGGTGGCAGGGCGTCAAGATCGTTTGGGACGCCGCGACAACCGCAATCGGCTGGGTCGGCGACAAGATCATGTGGCTGTGGCAGAACGTCACCACGCCCGCTTTCGCTGCGATCGGCAGCGTCGTGTCGCGGTGGTGGCAAGGCGTGCAATCCGTTTGGGACATGTTCACTGGCGCGCTCGACAAGATCGGGACCGGCGTCGGCGTGTTCAAAGACGGAATTGTGAACGCTTTCAACGCCGTTAAGGACGTGATCACCACGGTGTGGGGCAAGATCGGCGGCATTTGGGAGAAGATCGTGGGCGGCATCGGCACCGTGACGAACGCGCTCAGGGGCGCGGGCGGCAAGCTGCTCGGCGCTGTGGGCCTCGACGGTGGGGCGCGCGGCGGTGTCACCAACAATGGTCGCGTTCTGCGCCGGTACAACCAGGGCGGCCAGATCAGCGGCCCCGGTACCGGCACAAGCGACAGCATTCTCGGGTTCCCGGCAATGGTGCGGGTCGCAAACGGCGAGTTCATCACCAACGCCCGCACGACCGCTGAGTACCTCCCGCTGCTGCAGGCGCTCAACGCTGGTATGCCGCTGGCTGACGTGCTGGCGCAACTGCTGCCACGGTTCGCCGGGGGCGGCATGGTGTCGGCTGATCAGCTCTCGCAGTTCGCGTCGGGCGTCGAGGGCGCCCCGTACGTGTGGGGCGGCGTCAACTGGGGCGACTGCTCGGGTGCTGTGTCGGCAATCGCCAACTACGCGACCGGGCTCGATCCGTTCGGGTCTCGGTTCAGCACGGCGTCGATGGACAACGAGCTGGCTAAGCGTGGATTCGAGTCGGGCCTCGGCCCGGCGGGATCGCTCAACATCGGTTGGTACAACGGCGGCCCGGCAGGTGGTCACACCTCGGCGACGCTGCCCGACGGCACCAACTTTGAAATGGGCGGCGCCCGCGGTAACGGGCAGTTCGGCGGCTCGGCCGTCGGCGCAAACGATCCGCAGTATTCCAATCACGCACACCTGCCGCCGGAATGGTTCGACGGTCTCGACGGTGGATCAGCGACCGTGGGCGGCAGTTACAGCGCCGCACGGGGCGGCGGTGGTTCGTACAAGTCTGCGACCAGCTCGCAGCTCAGCTCGTCGGCCCGCAAGGTCGACAGCGCCCGTACGTCTGCCAAGAATGCCGGTCAGTCGGTCGACGATGCGACCTACCGGCGCGACAAGGCGCAGGAACGCCTCGACGCGGCCAAGGCCAAGGGCAAGGGCGTCGACGACGCTCAGCACTCGCTCGACGTTGCGAACCGTGAGCTGACCGACTCGGTAGAGCGGCAGCGCAAGGCTCAGGACAGGCTGACCGAGGCAGTCTCGGCCGACGAGGAGTTGCGCACCAAGGGTAAGTACGTCGAGGGTTCGACCTCCGAGAGCGGCGGCCTGTCTGGCGCTGACTTCGGCAAGACGTTCGTGTCTGGCGTGCTTGAGTCGATCGGCCTGGACGGGTCGCTGTTCAGCAATCCGCTTGAGTGGCCGACGGTTAAGTCGCTCATGGCGGGCGTCAATTTCGCGGGCGGCCTGCTGGCAGGTAATGAGCAGGGCAGCGTTGCGGGGCCTGGTGGCTTCGCCAGCGGCATAGGCGAGGCTGTCGGGCTAGAGGGTCTACTCACGCAGATTCCGGCCGGTGTAGCCAATCCTTCGGCCGGTTGGACGGCTCAGAGTGGCAGCCCCGCGCTGGCGCCCGGTCAGTTCAACCCGGCAACCGCCGGGGGCTCGTCGCTCGCCGAGGGTGCGGTCAACGCCATGAGCGCGTTCGCACCGAGCGCGGCACAGCACGGGCAAGGCGGGGGAGCTGCACCCGGCCCGGCGGGAGACGTGAATTTCAACGGCCCCGTTGGCATGGACCCGCAAGCCCTGCGAACCGAAATGCGCACCGAGCTGAACTCGCGTTCGCGGTACAGCGGCAGCTCAAACACAAAGTAGGTAGCTAACGGCCGGCGAGCCGCCGATCTGGTCTCTGACCTGCGGCGGCTCGCTGCGCCAGCTAATGAACTTCACAACTGAATAGCGGGGTGAATTGCCGTGACGCTTGGCGGCATCCATGACGATTTCTATCTCGACCCGCCGAAGTACACGGATGACGCCTACGGGCGCCCGCTGTACGGCCCCGAGAATCCGGCGCACCCGAGCTGGCGGCGCATGTCGCACTGGGGCGACCTCGGGCGCAATGGCGAGTACCTGCGGTCAACCGCAACGAAGTGGGTCTATATCCACCCGAGCAACAACAAGGTTTGGCACCTCGCCGGGCCTATGCGCGGCCGTGAGGGCGTCGCGCTCACCAAAGAACTTGAGGGCGTCATGCAGCCCGAGTTTGAAATCCTTTACAGCGAGGGTGCTTACACGATCGGCGCCAAGCCCGAGCGCATCAACTACAAGAAACGCACGATCAGCCTCGGCGTAGTCATCCAGCCCAACGGCAACGCCGAGCGAATCGAGGAACCTAACCCGTTCTCGTACCGGTTCATTGAGGACTCGTGGTGGTCGTCGCTGTCTGAGACGCAGCCCGGCTTTCTCGGTTCGTTCACCCGTACGCACGGCTGGCGGTGGCTGGCCGTGATCTTGGCCGAGGCGTCGAAAACGTCTCTCAAGATCGACCCGGTAGCGCACGGCAACAACTCTCAGCAGTACAACATCGTGCTGCACGCCCCCTGGCCGTTCTACGCCAAGCGCACTCTGAGCAAGGCGTGGCTGTCCGACCTCGAGAACCTCGTAGCGAACGACGGTGTGGCACAGGGGATTATCCAGTGCTCGAACCGTGGCACATGGGAGTCGTGGCCGAAATACCTCGTCAAGGGGCACGGGCAGGCATGGATTCAGGACGGCAACGGCGGCGAAATGATCAAGCTGCCGAAGTTCTACGAGACCGACGGCGAGTACATGCTCGTCGACACCGACCCGACTAAGCGCACGATCACAACCGAGAAAGACCCGGTAGACGAACAGATTTACAAGTACCTGCGCGGGTCGCAGTTGCTTGAGCTGCTGCTGCACGACGTGACGGCCTCGCGCCTCCCGGCGCAGCGCCGCATTCCCGGCGGCATCGGGTTCGACGGCAAAATTCCGCCGCGCACGGTCGCCAATATCAAAGTGCGGCACGACAATCCGTACGGGTCGATTACGTGCGTCATGCCGCAGCACTACCGGATGGCGTGGTCATAGATGTACGTACAGAATGGCCGCAAGCTGTGGGTGCCACCAGCTTGCGGCGCTAACGGCGTCCCCGATCCCGTCAAGAATCCAATTGAGGCGTTCCGGTACCTCGACCTTAAGCGCGAGCTGATCGACGCCGAGGCCCGCGAGAAGCCGCTCATTCGGCTGTGGGACAAGGCGTTTAAGTACATCGGCACCGTGGCCGCCGAGAAGTCGGTCGACGCCGAGGAGATGCTGCACGACACCGGGCAGGGCGACATTGTGCTGCGCGGCGACGACTGGCTCGTCGAGTTCATGCGCACCGACGTGCGCCGCGAGGAGGATCTGCACGTCACGATCGACCCGTACCCGCACCGGCGTAACTGGCGGTACCGGTGGCACGCCAAGGTCACGAATGTTCGGGTTGCCCGCAATGAGAACGGGCAGCGCACAGTGACATTGGAGTGCGCGCACAACCGCGAGCACTGGAAGCACCTGTTGTTCGGGGCGACGCCTTTCAGCCTCCCAGAGGTGCAGCCTATGCGCGCCTGGCTGCTGCCGGGCAACACCCGAACCATCGTGACTACAACGGGTTTCATCAACCTGGCGCGCAATTACTGGCCGCTGCTGGCCCTGCCTACGCAGGTGATGAATCCTGGCGCGTGGATCGGGCAGGCGTCCAACCTCGCCAACCTCAACCCGCTGAACTGGCCGGTTCAAATGCAGTTCGTCAATCCGGTTTTCGATCGTTCGCGGACGAGCGTGCTTATGTCGCGGTGGTCGAATGCGCACGACGTGTGCGACGCGCTGCTCAAGTACGCCGGGTGTCACGTGCGTGCGTATTGCTGGCTAGAAGAGGACGAGGACAGTCCGCACCCCGAGCTGGCGGCGATCGTTGGCGAGAAGCTGGCCCGGCCGACTCGGAACTGCATCGTGCTGGCGGTCGAGGACATGAGCGGCACGACCGGAGTTACCGGCACGGCCGTCGACGGTGTGCTTGACCTCATCGCGGTGTCTGCCGACAACATTCTCAGCACGCTGGTGCAGATCGACCGTGACGGCGACGGTGTGAACGATCCGTTTATCCGCAAGCTGCTGGGCGTAGCCCCGGCGCCGCCGGATATTACATTTCGGGATCACGAATATTCGTCGATAATTTCGTCTGAGCACAGCATGTTTCGTGCTAAGGCTGGCAAAATCCTCACGGGCGGCCGTAGTCCTGGCTGGGTTAATCAAGTTCAGACATTTGCGATCAAATATGCATTGTCTCAAATCTCCGCAATTATTCAAGCTGGCCCGGCTGGTGCTTACCAAGAACCGGGTAGCTCGGGACTCGAGGAAATTTATCAGGGGCAGGCTGACAATATTTTGCTAGCCTATATTCAGATAACCGACCCGGTGCGCGTTGAACGCTCTGGACCCTACGGTTACCTGGAACATTTCGAGCAAGGCTCGGGCTCAGCATATACGGTCAGCTCGGCAATGACATTAGCTGAGGGCCACCATAAGACGCGGGCATATCAGGCGTTTAAGGTGGCAATCCGCAACGGCGGTCAATTTCAGTTGTACTACGACTTTGACCTCGGCTGGCGTGCGAACTTTGAAATAGATCGCATATTCCACACCGACCAAGTGTCTGCCATTCGGCTGCATTACGACGAGACGACACCGAAAACGTTCTCTTTGTCGATCGGCAGTGACTCGGAATCGGAAAGCCCGTTAGCGCAGGTCGCCCGATCGGCCGCAGCGTTCTGGAATGCCATAGGCATGTTGTTCGGATCAGGAGATATGTTCTAGTGGAAATTCCCACCTTGCCGCCATTGCCCGACGTGCCCGAGCACGTGCCGGGTGTCAATTCGACGGTCGACGCGATGTACGACATTGCCGAGGCCCTCACATACCCGGTCGACAGCCGCGGCCGACGATACGACGTGCGTTACCTCGTGCCGGTGATTGCCTATCACCTGGCACGCGCGGGTTGTGTCGTCGACCCGGCTCGGGCCGTGGTCAAGAAGCGGCGCCTACCTCCAACCGGCGGCATTGTCGAGGATGCGGTCGACTGGGTGCCGCTCGACGCCCCCGACTCGATCGAGGACGAACTCGACGGCGCCACGCTCGCCGACCTGCCGCACCTGTCCGCGGCGGCCCAAGCTGAATTTCGACGCCGGGCGCTCGGCGAGCCCCCGGCGCCGACGGCTGCAGACCTCGACGAGCGCAGCCCGTGGCATGTCGAAACGTCGATCACATTCGACGACTGAGCAACCGCCGGCAAAACGCTGGATTCATGCCCTGACCTGCGGCGCGCCCTCGGGTCAGCAAACAACTGAATAAGGAGCACCATATGGCCGAGCTTGCGCCCCGGCTGACGGGCGATGCGGTCGCGCTGTTTCAGACCCTCCTGTCTGCCACGTGGTACGGCATCGTCGGCGACGGAAACACACCAGGTGGCATGTCTGCAACGCTGGAAATGATCGACGGCGAGGCCGTCATCACGACCGACGTTCTGATCGGCCCCAAGGGCGACAAGGGCGACCCGGCGCCGCTCGTCGATCTGCAATGGCCCGCGCTCGAATCGCCGACTGAGCTTGTCGAGCTGCAGGACGAACTGACCGAGGACGACAAGGGCAAGGGCTGGTGGATCGGCACAGTCGTCTACGTCTGGACCGGCACGCAATTCCAGATGGTGCGGCCAGGCCCGGCCGGGCCTCCCGGCGCCACGCCTCAAATCTCGTTTGAGTTCGAGACAATCCCGATGGCCGAGCGTGGCCCCGGCGTCAAAGACGAGGTAATCCGTTCGGGCACTTCGCTTAACCCGCACATCAAGGTGCGAGCGCTGTCGCCGCAGGGGCCTGTCGGCCCGTCGACGAACATCACCGGCGCACCGGACTACGACAACACCGAGCCGCCCACCAACGGGCAGACGATCGTGTGGAACACGGTAAAGGGCAAGTGGGAGCCGTCCGACTTCACTGCCAAGCACCCGCGGCTGTATTCGGTTCCCGAGGCTGCCTTTACGCCGTTCACCGGCCCCGCGCAGCGGCAGCCGATCCTGCAGTACCAGATTGAGCCGCAGGACTTCGCGTGGACGCCGTATGTCACTGGGCATCTCAAGGCGTTTGGCCTAGAGCTGGACGCAGACCCGCTGACGATCGGCGTCGAGGTGCGTCTCGGCGACCCGCTGACGGGCGAGCTGATCGGCCGAGGCTTCGGCAATTCGTCTATGTGGTCGACGATTTCGCCGCACTGGTCGACCACGGCCGACCCCGCAACCGCGGTGGCCCCTGATAACGGCGTCGCCACCGTCGCCGCCGGGCAGACGGCACAGATCAACGTCAACCTGTACAACGATGGCCTGTTCGGCGCCTACATATTCAACGGCAAAGGCGCTCAGCTCGCCATTCTCGTTGTGCCGCAAGGGGGGTAACAACGCATGGCGTACACCAAGAGTTACCGCACGATCGTGCCCCTTGAGCCCGACACTGACCTCGCCCTCGCGCGGTGGCTGGCCCGAGAGTCGTTCGAGCGCACCGCGGGCAACATGGGCCTGACGATCGTCGAGTACGCCGAGCGTGAGGTGCCTTGGCTTGATCTGCCCCCGAAGGCGGCCGAGCACCTGCCGCTGCGCGCCGATGAGTACACCTGGTACGAGTTCACCGGCATAGGCGCGATCCCCACCGAAACGATCGAATGGCTGACAGCAGAGTCGGCCTGGCGCAACACGCAGGCAGGGGGTAGGTAATGCCCCCTGTCTACGATCGCCGCGCGCTGGTCGTCGACCGTAGTCCACTGACGGGCCTCTCGCCAGATCCCGCCAAGCTGCCGAAGCTCGACGCCGCGGCCCTGTGGGCGCAGTGGCTCGACGGGCTCAAGCGACTGACCGGCCTCGATCTGTCGAGCCCCGAGGGGCTCGTGCAGAGCCTCGGCGAGCTGATCACAAACGGGCTCGGCCTGGATCAGCTAGCAAAAATGTTCGGGTTCGTCGACATTCCTGGAACGGTCGAGCAGCTCGGGGAGTGGTTGCGGCCGCACCTGTTTGGGCAGATTCCCTCATGGCGGCTGGGGAACATTCCCGCCGCCCACATTGGCAACTTCAACCCGGAATTGCTCGACGATCCCGGTTTTGATTTCGAGTCGACGATCGCCAACAACCCCTCGTTTGAGTGGGACGGCACCGTGGGGCGCGGCTCGCCCGTTGGCTCAGCGCGCACCGCAGCAGACGGCACCACACGATTCTTGCGGTCAAACCGTTTCGAGGTGTCACCCGGCCAGAAGCTCAGCGTAATGGCTTACGCATACTGGCAGGGCTTGACGTACACCGCTGGCGCTGGCGGTCCAATCCGGTTGAGTGTCACCCTGTACAACGGCGACACGATTCTCAGTTCGTCTGTGGTGTCCAGCATTTCGCCGGTTGCGGCCGACGCTGCAGATTGGGCTCTGCTGGCTGGCGAGTATCAGATTCCCTCTGGATCAACGGCGACTCACGCCGCGGTGATGCTGACTGTCGACAGCTCGGCTCTGGTTGGTTCGGTGTGGTTCGACGACGGCTCTGCCCGCAAGGTCGGGCTGATTGCGCAGGAGTTGATTGCGGGGCTGCAGGCCGCGATTCAGGCCCGTATCGACGAATTTCAGTCGGTGATAAACAAGGGATGGGAAGCGCTGACTGGCTTGCCAGCGTCGATCAACAAGACAGTTGAGGACTGGAAGCTGGCCCTGCAGAACATTCCGCAGGCCAACGTCAAGAACCTCGGAGCAGCACTGGCCGGGGCTGGGCAGGATATCCGCGACGCGATCGTGCAGGCGTTGGGTGGCAGCGGAACTGGGCATACCGCGCTCGACGTTCTGCACGCTCTCGGCAACATTCCGCAGCACGTCGTCAACGGCCTCGAGGATGAGCTGGCCGACGCTGGGGATGCTATCGCCGACGTGTTCGACGACGTGCGCGACGGGTGGCGCAAATGGCTGTCTGCGCTCACCGGTCAGCCCGAAGACTCGGGGGCGAACGCACAGAACAACGCGGATCAGCTTGCGGCACTGATGGCTACGCTCGCGGCCAACACCGCGGCGCTCACGGCGCTTGAGACAAACCTGAATCAAGACGGCGGCGTGCATGGCGGCGATCTGTTCGAGCGGGACGACATGACGGGCATTGCGCCCGGCTGGACTGTCGCCAATGGTGAGTCATCGTCGACTCACGGCACCTACATTCTGACGGACGGTCAAGCTCAATGGGATACGCACGGTGCGGCCCCGTCGCTGCAGCGGACGTTGTGTGTGCGAACCGATCCCGCAGACGCAAAGACGGCTACCCCGTATCAGCTTGTCACGCGAGTGATCGGCACGCAGGTTATGCACAGCTATGCGCATGACTACATCCTCGGTCGCGTTTCAGATGATCGGCTGTCGTATGTCTATGCCGACTTCTACAGCGCCCCGGCGCCGGGGTTCGATCGCTACTTTTATGTGCAGCTTCGCTATGTAAACAACGGTGTGCCTGGCGATTTGGGAGCGCCGTCGATGCCGCTGATCAAGCCAACGCCTGGGATGCGTCACACGCTGGTGTGTGGCACCGCCGGAGGTGAGCGGATCTATCAGGTGTTGCGCAATGGTAGTCCGATCCTCACTGTCACTGATTCGGGCAACGTCACCAATGTTGCACCGGATTGCCGCGGTTGGGGTTTCGGCGGTCAGACGGGTTCGTATCTCAATTCGCAGGTGGCGCCGTCTGCAGTGGCCGCGATCACTGTCGACGACAACGACCCGGCGGCCATAACGGGCACAACGTTTCGCGCCTACCGCGGAACTGCCACTCAAACGCCCGATGTATCCCACCCAACCGGGGCGATTGATGCTGTTAGTTCATCTGTCGCCTTGCCTAACAACACTTTTACGGTCACCGACTACATCACGACCGACCTAATCTGGAATCCGACAACAGGGGAACTCGGCATAGCCAAGGCCGGTACGTATCTCATTGGGGTGCGGTATCAGTTCGCCGAAGCGGGCGACCAGTACCCGTTGGTGTTTGTCAATGGGTCGCGCCGCGTGTGGATTGGTGGTGTCAGGGAAGACTCCGGCCAGGTTGGGCATGGTTCAGCCGCGATCTACCTTGCCGCCGGTGACGTGATTCGGTTCGGTGTTGCCCTCAATGCGACCGGTCGGAACCTGTTGGGTGACGCGGCGGGGATGAGCTGCTATGTCTCCGCGACGAGGATTGGATGAGCCCCCTTGAGCTGGACACTTGACCCACTCCCATTGCGGCGCATCCTCATTCCCGGCTGGGGTGACGTAGACGGAGCCGCCGCGGTAGACGACGGGCTGCCCGGTTGGTTCGCGCCGTTCGTGACGATCACTGTAGACAGCGGTATCGGCGCCGACCGGGCGGAAGTGAACGCCCTGCGCATGGCAGTGCGGGACGGCGGGCTGGGTGCCGACGTGTCGGCGGCCCGGTTGCGCGAACTGGTCACCGACGCCGGTCTTGGTTCTGATCGAATTGTGGTGCGGCCCCGAATGGGCGGCGTCGACGCTGGCGTGGGGCGCGACGCTGCCCGGCTGGGCGTGCGTGCGACTGACACCGGTATGGGTTCCGATTCGGCGCTGTGGCGGCCCCGATTCAAGGTTGTCGACGCCGCCGCGGGCGCCGACATGGCTACCGGCTACCGGCTGCGGGCGCCGAATGCGGTTGTCGACGCGGCGGCCGGGTCGGACAGTGCAACGTGCGGGTTCGCCCCGCAAGCGGCGGCGCCGTCGCAGTACACGGTTCCCGGCACCTACACCTACGTCATACCGGTGTGGTGCCGCTGCATCGACGTGATTGTGCTCGGCGGCGGCGCCGGGGGTGAGGGCGCCGGGCTGTTCCTTAACGGCGGCGGCGGGGGAGCTGGCGGGTTCTCTTGGATCACGCTCACGCGGGGCGTCGATATCCCCTGGTCTGCAATCACTATCACGATCGTTGTCGGTTCCGGCGGCTCGCGCGGTTCGGGCGGCGCGGCGCCGTCGGGCGGCGGTTCCGGCGTGCCGTCGACTGCCTCATGGCCGGGCGGCTCGTTGTCCGGTGTGGGTGGCACGCCGTTCTCAACCAACATCGAGAAGCGGGGCCGTCCGGTCACCAACGGCAACGCGAGCGGTGGCCGTGACCTGCTGTATTACAGCCTCGACGGTGCAGCAACAACGTACGTCGGTGGCGACTGGTCGACCTCGACGACCACGCCGAACAGCCCCGGCGGTGGTGGCGCGGGCGGTGGCCTGCCGGGCGGAAACGGTGCACCTGGCGCGCCGGGTCGAGTATGGCTGCGCGCCTATCAATGACCCTTCAACTCAAGATCGGAAAACTGAATAGTGTCTGAGTATCAGGCTGCGCATCGCCGCGGCTGCTGCGCCGCGATCACGGCGCTTGGGAACCGAATTGGACTGTACGCCGGGGCTACTCGCGTCGGCACCGCGTATTTCGATACCACGTGGGCGGCGCCGGTTGATATCAACGAGCCGCGCGACACATCGCAGCCGTTTCACGCGACGAACAACCCGAACGTAGACAAGGCGCAGGCGACCGGCTCGCAGGGCACGGTCACCGTTCCTGGCGGCACCGTAGCCAACGGCACGGTGATTAATCGCTATGGCGTGTTCAACGGCACCACGCTGCTGCGCACCGAGGCGCTGCCGTTCTCAATCGTCGTCAATGACGGCTCTCAGCAGGTGCAGGTCGACGTAACCCCCGCATTCAAGTACCGCGGCGAATAGCCACCGAGAAGTGCAGAGGAACAACTGAATATGACTGAAAAGGTACTGCCCTACGACCGGTCGATCGTCCCGCAGGAAACCGGGTACTGGTGCGGCCCCGCCGCGACGCAGATCGTGCTCAACACTCGCGGCCTGATCGTGCCCGAGGCGACCCTCGCCCGCGAGATTGGCACCACAGTGCGCGGCACCGATTACGTCGGGCTGATCGAGCGCATTCTCGACCTGCGGGTGCCTGACGCCCGGTACACGTCCGTGTACATCGAGAACGACCCGCCGAGCGCGGCGCAGCGTGAGACGTTGTGGCGCAACCTCAAGCGGTCGATCGACGCCGGTTACGGCGTGGTGATGAACTGGGTCGCCCCGCCGAGCAACTACCCGCGCGGCGTCAAGAACAGTGCGAGCCCCCGGTATGGCGGCGGCACGGTGTACCACTACGTCGCGGCGATGGGCTACGACGACGACCCCGCTGCCCGCGCGGTATGGATCGCCGACAGTGGCTTTCAGCCGCAGGGGTATTGGATCAGCTTCGATCAGTGCGCGTCGCTGATCCCGCCGAAAGGCTACGCCTACGCCGACCCGACCGTCGCCCCCGAGGCGCCGATCGACGCTGACGCGCAGGCGGCCGACGCGCTGCTGCGACTGATGGGCGGCTCGCTGCCGTTCGCGCGGTATCAAGCTCTACTGCCCGCGGTGCGCCAATGCCTCGACGAGTGCGACTGCGACACCGAGCCGCGTATCGCCATGTGGGGCGCGCAGGTTGGGCACGAGTCGGTCGGCCTCAAGTACATGAGCGAGCTGTGGGGGCCGACGGCAGCACAGCAGGGCTATGAGGGGCGCGCCGACCTCGGCAACACGCAGCCCGGCGACGGGTACAGGTTCCGCGGTGCTGGACCTATCCAGGTGACAGGGCGGCGCAACTTCACCGTGCTGTCGCAGTGGGCACACGGCAAGGGCCTCGTGCCGACACCGACCTATTTTGTCGACAACCCCGACGAATTGCGCGGCGACCGTTACGGATTCGTGGGTGTCGTCTGGTACTGGACGACGCAACGCCCGATGAACGACGCGGCAGACGCCCGCGATCTGGTGCGCGCAACGCAGTACGTCAACGGCGGTCAGAACGGAATTGACGACCGCCGCGACCGATACAACGGCGCGCTGGCGATGGGCGCTGACCTGATCAAGATTCTGAACGGAGGCGACGATTTCATGGGTGCATTGACTGCTGCCGAGCAGCGCGAGGTGCTCGACTTGCTGCGGTGGATCGCAGCGCCTGGTACCGGCGAGCTGCGCAAGCGGTTCCCGAGCCGCAGCCCGCTGCGGCACCTCGGCGAGGGCCTGGTCGATACCGCTGTCGGTGTCGGTCTGAACGACGACGCGAACGATCACGTGGTGCTCGTCAAGGACTTGGCCGAGATTGGCGACCCTGACGCCCTGGCGCTGCTGCACGAGGTCGCCGGTCCCGAGAACACCCCCGAGCGGTACCCCGATCGGCAGCGCGACAAGGTACTCGCGCAGCGCATCCTCGACAGCCTGTCCAAGGCGCCGCAGGTGGGCGATACCCCGATCGTCGTCAACACCCCGGCCCGCCGGGTGGTCTGCGAGTCCAGCGGCGGCCCTTGTGTCCTCGTCGCCAACGGCGGTGACGGCTCGTGCGCACTGGCGGGCAACGAGTGCGTGCTGCGGCAGGGGGCGACCAAGTGAGCAAGCCAATGCTGCTGACCGGGCAGGGCACCGGGGTGGACATGTACACCGGCTACCCGCACGACCTCGGGGTGCGGCTGCGCGACGAGGGCATTGTCGAGCTGCAGCCGATCGGCAAGTACCCGGCCAAAACCTGGCCTATGGGTCCGTCGGTCAAGATCGGGGTCGACGAGGGTGTCGACCTCGTGCTCAAGGCCGAGGCCCGGCCGTCGCGGGAGGTGCCCGACGGGTACGAGTTGTGCGGCTATTCGCAAGGGGCGTGGCTCGTTTCGGACCTGCTCGACGAGTTCCGCACTGGGCGCCTCAAGCACGTGCGGCACAAGCTGATTGGCGGTGCCACGTTCGGCAACCCGCGCCGCGGCCTCGACGAGAACGGCGGCCGTGGCATCACCGACAACGTGCTTGTCGATACGCCCGACTTCTGGGTCGACGAGTTCGACCCCGGCGATATCTACGCCAACGTGCCCAACAACGACGTTGGCGAGGACATGACGGCGATATTCAAGCTGGTGCGCCTCAACGGCATTGGCGACGTGATCGACCTCAACAGCGCACTTGGGCTGGGCGGTGTGCTGCTCGGCGCTGGCGGCCCGCTCGGCGCCCTCGGCGGGCTGCTCGGGGGTGGCGCTGCCGAGTCAAACAACATCACCGAGCAGATCCTCGAAATGCTCAAGAGTCCGCTGCGCGAGTTCCCCGCAGCCGTGGGGGCGATCGTCAAGGCGTTCATGTTCTTTGGCCGCAAGCCGATCACGGCGCCGCACATCGAGTACCACCTGCGCGAGGTCTCGCCGGGTGTCACCTACTACGAGCACGCCGTCGCCCACCTGCGCGCGATGGCGGCATGAGGGGGCGAGAATGACGAAAGTCACCGAGACAATCCTCGGCATGTTAGTGCAGGTGTGGGCAGGTGTGCGGCAATTCGCCGCCGAGCGTCTCGGCATCCGCACGTGGGAGGACTTGCGTCTGCAGGTGCACGTTCTGTCGCCGTACGCCGTAACGGCGATGGTGGCGTGGAACATCGCCAGCGAGGACACAGCCAAGCTGATTGTCGGCCTGGTGCTCGCCGTGGCGAGCCCGGCGCTGGCGTTCTTCAACACACGTGACGGGTTCCGACGCTGGGTGTACGGACTGCTGCCCGCTGTGCAGGCGTTCATTGTTGGGCTCGGCTGGGCTGATAATTCGACCCTCACGCCGATCATGGCGGCGATCGTCGCACTGCTGGGCGGCGCGCTGGCGGCGACGAATACCCGTGTGAGCACCGACCCGGCGGGAGCTGACCGGCGGGCCGCCCGGTGAGCGATGGAATGACGACAATGGAGGCGGTTGTCGCGGTCGCCAGTTCGTCAGTCCTGTCGGTTTCCGTCGGCGCGCTCATCGCCCGGCGCCGCGACAACTTCAAGGTGCTGACTGACGTTCTCGTGGATCGTGTGACGAAGCTTGAGACGCGAGTCGACACGGTGGAAACGAAACTCGACGCCGAGCAGATCGCACACGAGAAAACCCGAATGACGCTGGCTGCCCGCGAGCTGGCGCTGGCCGCCGCGCGGGCGTTCATCCGCAGCGTTCAGCGCTGGGCGGCCGGTGACCGGCTCGACCCGCTGCCAACACCTCCCGACGAGGTGATGGCCGAATGAGCCTCGCAGAGCGCCTCGGCGACCCGCAGCCCGCGCCGTCTACCGAATGCGCTGTTTGTCGCTGGCTCGACAACTCCGACGAGACCGACCGCGCAGCGTTCGACAACTGGCTCGCCTCTGGCGGGTCGCTGTCGGCGTTGTGGCGGGCCTGCGCCACCGATCCCGGCAACCCGCTGGCGATCAAGCGCCCGCGGTTCTCCGAGCTGATCAACGACCATCACCGAGGGGGCGCACATGTCGCTGTCTGACCGGCTCGCCACACCGGCCGCCGTCGACGAGAAGTATCGGCCCGCAGTCGAGTTCGACAACCGCGGCGCCACGATTGACACGGGCACCGTGTACCAGGAGCCGGGGCAGCCGCCCGAGTATGCCGAGATTCTGCGGCAGGTGGGGCGCGACCCCGAGCGGTTCCGGCTCGTCGAGATTCTGAGTGAGAAGCATTGGCAGGTGCCGTATCGGCCGTATGTGCGCGACGACGACGGACAGCCGATCTTTAACGAGTTCGGCAAGCCACGCCTTGAGGAGCAGGAGTTTCGTTGGGCGGCGTCGTACAAGCTGCGCGTCGAGCCGATCGACCCTGGCGCCGCCGGTGACCTTGAGGCACTGATCGCCGACGCCCGCAAGGCGCCGACGATGGATCAGCCCGCGGCACTGGGCGAGGCAAGCCACTGGTACGTGTTTCAGGCTGGCGACCTGCAGCTCGGCAAGCGGTCGCGTGACGGAAGTACCGAGCAGATCGTCGAGCGGTTCGTGCAGTCCCTTGAGGCCGCCGGTCGGCAGTACCGCGAGCTGCTTTGGCGCGGTATCGCCGGGGTGCAAATCTCCATGCCGGGCGACTGCATCGAGGGCGTCGTGTCGCAGAAGGGCGCCAATAGCTGGCTGACTCAGGAGACCATTACCGAGCAGGTGCGGCTGCTGCGGCGGCTAATGCTTGAGGCGGTCGACACGTTCCGCAGGGCGGGCGCCCCGCGCATTTACCTCGACGTGGTGAACGGCAACCACTGCCAGGCCAACCGGCAGTGGAACACCAACCCTGGCGACGGGTGGGCGACCGAGGCTGCCATCGCTGTGAGTGACGCAATGAAGCTCAACACCGAGGCGTACGGGCACGTCGAGGTGCGGGTGCCTGATGCATGGTCGGGCAGCATGACGGTGCCCGTCGGCGACACCGTGGTCACGGTGATGCACGGACACCAGACAACCAAGGGCAAGGCCCTCGACTGGATCGCCAAGCAGGCTGTGCACAACCAGCCTGCCGGGGCGTGTCAAGTTCTGCAGCACGGGCACTGGCATGTCGGCGCTGTCGAAATGCACGCCACCAAGACGATCGTGTGCTCGCCGACGTTCGACTGTGGCAGCGATTGGTTCCGCGAGCGGCAGGGCGGCGAGTCTCGCCGTGGCGCTCTCACCTACTTGCTGCGCAGCGGCGAGGTGTCGAACCTGGGTGTGCTGTGATGGCGCGGCTAGGTGACTTGTCGCTGGCCGTCCTGGTTGCCCTGGTGATGCTTGCGCCCGCGGCCGTGCTGGGGGTGGGCGCCGGATATGTCGGTTACCTCGTGGTCGTGAATGACGACCGCTGCGCGGCGGCACTCGGCCAAGGCGCCGAGTGGGACAGCGGGGACAATTGCGTACCGCCGCCGGTACACGTCGAGGGGTTGCGCTGATGCGCAGTGCTGATCGGGCGTGGCTGGCGCTGGGCGCCGCGGTGGTCGCATACGAGGCGGGCGCCCCGCGGGGGGAGCTGCTCAGCGAGGGTGTCGACCGATACCTCGTTCGGCGGCCGTGGGTGACTCGCGTCGTGGTCGTCGGCCTGGCCGCGCACCTGCTCAACGCGATACCGCAGCGGTTCGACCCGCTGCACCGGCTCGCAGTCGCCTGCGGTCGCAGCTAACGCCGGCAAAATGAGGCAACGTCATATTTGACCTGCGCCGATCAACTGAAACGCCGATACTCGGCAAACGTGCGAACGCCCCTCGTCGATACTCGGCGGGGGGCGTTTTTGCGTATTGTTGACCTGCATACAGGCGGGCCGTATTGTTGGTATGGCAACAGCAAACTGACGGGATAGGAGCCCCGAAATGAGCACCGACACAATGACAGTGCGCGCGCTGTCGGATCAGGAGGTCGCCGCTATGGCGCGAGGTAAGACGGTCAGTGTGGGCGGCGCACGTCGCACGATCCCGGCGGCGCAGGTGCCGCGGTACGAGGATCAGGTCGAGCAGATCGAGGCCGAATGGCCTGGCGCCGAGAATGCTCACATTCGACGGGCGGCGATTGAGGCTGTCGGCCGGTACCTGTGCGCGGCCGACGACGAGGGCCTCGTCGAGGCGGTTGGCGACGAGCTGGCGGTAGCGAAAGAGCAGTACGAGGCTGCGACCTCGGCGGCCCGCATGGTTGTGCGGATGGCGGTCGAGGACAAAGCCAGCGAGCTGAGCCTCGCGCAGCGTATGGGTATCAACCGGCTGACGGTGCGCAAGTACCGCGGCAAGGTCGATCGCCGTTGGCAGCGCCCGTGAGCGCCGCGGGGCAGTTTGCGCGTGACTTGGCGTATGAATTACGGCGTTGCGTGCCGCGGACAATCTACTTTTTCCGCACAGGCCAATTGCACCCCGAGGTGTGCCCGCCCTGGCAGCGCCCCAAGGGTAAGTAGCACCGGCCCCGAACGGCTGCTATTCGTCGTCGGTGATGGTCTCGGGGCACAGCTCGTATTGAGCTTTCACGACGACCTCGGCGACACGGTGCGCGGTGACGCCTTCCTCGTCTTTCATGGGCGCGTACAACGCGAGCACGATCTGGTCGATTGTCGAGCCCTCTCGGAGCGACTTGCACGCCCCACGGCCGATCGTGAGCGCTGTCTCGGGGTCGTCGGCACTGTCAATCGCGGCGAGGTATGACGCTTCATCGGCGCGTGCCACGGGGGCCGCTGCGAGGGTGAGCGCTCCCGCAATAATCGCGGGAGCCGCCGCGTGGCGCAGTGTCATGGGCGCACCGTACCAGGTCAGGGGGTGAATCGCGGGAAGTGGCCAACCTCGGCTATGGGCGAACGCAAGGCTGGGCATGGGTGCGCCAATAGCCTAAGTTGGAGGGCGTGAATAAATCGCCCCGTGTTGTGGTCTACCTGCGGCAATCCGAGGATAGGGCCGACGACGGCCTCGGCGTCGACCGGCAGCGTGAGGAGTGTATGCGGCTGCTCACTGCCCGCGGCTGGACGCTGCAGCGCGAGTATGTCGACAACGACGTGAGCGCCACCAAGAGCAAGCCCCGGCCGCAGTTTGAGGAGATGATGCGCGCCGTCGACGGCGGCGAGGTCGACGTGATCGTGTCGCGTCACCTCGACCGGCTGCTGCGGCGGCTCGCCGAGCTTGAGCGCACCCTAGAGCGTTGCGCCCCGGTGGGCGCCGCGATCATTACGGCCTCGGACGGTATCGACACGTCGACGGATGGCGGCCGGACAACTGCGCGGATTCTGGCGAGCGTCGCGCAGGGCGAGATTGAACGTAAGAGCGCCCGGCAGTTGTCGCAGGCTCGTCAGGCCGCCAAGGCTGGCAAGTGGGTCGGTGGGCGTCGACCATTTGGGTATGAGTCCGACGGCGTGACAATCCGTGACCGCGAGGCCGAGCTGGTGCGGCAGGGCTACGCCGACATTCTCGCGGGCGAGTCGCTCGGCGAGGTGGCGCGACGCTGGAATGCTGCGGGCTCGACGAGCACGCAGAACGGCACGCCGTGGACGCGCATAGGTGTGCGCCATGTGCTCACAAACGCGCGTCACGCGGGCTTGCGGCGCCACGGTGTGCACCCCGATGAGCAGCGCAGGAATCCTGAGCTTGGCGTGGTGGCTGCAGCGGAGTGGCCGCCGCTGGTGGATGAGTCGACTTGGCGCGCAGCGGTGCGCATAATTGCCGACCCGTCTAAGCGGCGTGGCCCGACGCGCGGTAGCGGGATGCTCACCGGCGTGTGCGTGTGCGGAGTTTGCGAGGCGCCGGTGCGCCGAGAGGCTGCCCGGCGCGGCATTCCCGCGTACAAGTGTCAGACTGGCAAACACGTTTCGCGGCGCTGTGAGCTGGTCGACCGCTATGTGTCCGGTGTCGTGTTGCGCGTTTTGAAGCGCCCCGACGCCGTGGACCTGTGGACGCCCGAGCGGCCCGACGCGCCCGAGCTGCTCAGCAAGGCCGACGTGTTGCGCCGCCGGATTGAGGACATAGGCGCCGACTACGCCGACGGCCTGATCGACCGTGCGGAGTTCCGCGCAATGCGTGAGCGCGCAATGTCGAACCTCGCCGAGGTTGAGAGCAAGATCGCCGCGGCGGGTGCTACGTCGCCGCTGTCGATCGTCGCGTCGGCCGACATTGACACGGACTGGAAAGCAATGTCAATCGCGCAGAAGCGTGCAGTAATCGGCGCACTGTGCACCGTGGTGCTGCGACCAGCGGGGCAGGGTGCACGCACCTTCGACACGCAGACTGTCGCCTTTAGGCCGAAAAATCCGGCGCTGCAGATGTAGCCTGCACTTGCTCGACCACAACTGAATACAACAACTGAATAGGGCTCGACATGCAACAGCTCGCCGATTTCGAGGCGCAGTATGGCGCCGACATGGACGCCGCCGCGGCACAGTTCCCCCCGCTGACCGATGCTCAGCGCGGTCAAATAGCCACGGTGCTGCGCGGCAATTCGACACGGCACTCAGCGGCGGCATAGAACCGCGGCAGACAAAAGCCCCCCGGCGATAAACGCTGGGGGGCTTTGCTCGTTTCGGGGGCATGTGCTGGTAGCGGCCAAATTGGTGCCTTTGCCGGCGTTAGCTCGCCACGGGGTCGCTGCCGAGTTGCAGATCGCCGCCGGGCTGTAGTCGGTCGCGGTGTGACTGCAGGGTGTCGCGCTGACGTTCACGCCGTTGCGTGCGCGTCTTGCGCAGCAGGCCGCTGTATGGCCGCATTTTCAACCACCAGGAGAACGTGGTGGCAAAGCTTGTGACGATAGCCGAGGCGGCCATGAGGCCCGGCGCAATGACTAGCTCCCACGTGTGACCGTGCTGCCCGATCGTGCCGTGTGTGTGGTCGGACAGCAGCAGGTGCGGCACTGGCACTAGCGCCGCCGCGGCAGCGAGTACGCCTGCGAACACGTACATGCAGACGAGGGCGCGGGTGACGCCGTGCACCTGGCCGCTGAGGTGGTGGAGCAGCCGCAGGCACAGCCCAAGCAGGTACGTGAGTACGAGCGCAAACACCACGCGGTAGGCCACAAGCCAGGGCGTATGCGCCGCGGTGGCGAGGGTCGCCAGCTCGTCGGCGCCGCTGGCTTGTTCATGCAGGATGAGCAACGCGAACATGACGGGAACTGCCACCGTGAGCACTGGATGCACCCACATGTTCAGCAGCCCGCTGATTGCCTCGGTCGGCGCGAGGCGCTGCAGAACGTAGTACGCGAGCGCGACCGCGGCGCCGATCCAGCAGAGGTGGCCGAGAAAGTCGTCGAGGTGCCGCACGCCGAAAATGCAGTGCAACCCTTGGCCGAGGGTTTGCGTCGCCGTGCGGCCCTGTAGCAAAAACCCGATACCCGCGAATGCCAGCGTCAGCGAGGCGGCGGCCTCGTATCGAGCGCGCCAGGTCTTGCGGCGGGCAATAAGAGCGGCGGTAAGCGCGAGGTATGCGGCAGTGGTCAATGTTGTTCCTGCACAAAAGAAACGGCTCGACGGGGCACCCTTGTTGCTTTGGGTTGCACCGTCGAGCCTTGAGGGATGGGGGAGGGGCTGAGCCCCTGGCAGGAGTCTATCGGCGGTTCTGCTCGCCCCGTTACGCAAATCCGCAGAACCGTGACGATTTGTTACAGCGGCGTGACCCCATCCTGCACTCGAAGGTCACGCAGGCGGGAGGGCTTCGTCGTCGTCGGACTCCCGGCTGTCGTCGGGGCCGACTTCACCCCCTTGGCCGATCCGGCCCGGAAAGGGGTTGGCGCGATTTCCTCGGCGTAGTCGAGGGCGGCCTCGACCCGAATCAGGCCGTACCGTGCCAGCAGGTCGACCTCGTTTATGTCGAGGTTGCGGGCGGCGCGGATGAGATTATCGGCGGTGTGGAGTTTGCCGAGCTTCATCTGCTCGTAGTAGCGGGTTCTGCTCATTTGCAGGGCTTCCAGGATTTCGCGCAGCTTGAGCTGTCTACCAACGAGATAGCTCAGAACGCTGGCGAGTGTTTTCTCGCCGTCGTCAGACATGAGAGGTCGTGTTCCTGTCTGTGCGGTGTGCGGTTGTCTTGTTTGGTCGTGCAGCGCCACGCTAGCGACACGCACTGACACGCTGACGACTTTAGTCCACTTTTCGGGACTGCTCAAGCACGCCACCTGCGCTTTTTCAATAACAGTCCAGTCTCGCCAGTTCGGAAACCCGCATCAGTGTTCCCGAAAACGGGACTATCGGTGTAGCGTTCCGCACTGTGCCGCAGACGAAATATGAGCTCGTTTGGATCACTGAAAATGTCGCAAAGCTCATGGCCGACAATGGAATCCGCTACCGATCTGATCTAGCGAAGTTGATTGGATTGGGTCGTACCACTGTTTACGAGGCATTTGCGCCTGATTGGTCGGGCACAGCAACGCACACCGTACTTGCGCACGTAGCGGGATATTTCGGCGTTTCGATCACCAGGCTTGTCGTCGACCCCGGCAAGCGCACCCGCAATCGCAAAGCAGTTCCGGTATCGGGACTGACGGTGATGGCATGACGACCCAAGGGATAGGAGCCCCACCAATGCGCGTAGCGCGACTTCTCGCCACGATCGGCGACCTGCGCCGCCAGCTCGCCCACGTGACCGGCGAGCGCGATGCGGCCCGGCTCGTGATCGCCGACCAGGCCGCCGCGCTGCACAGCCTCGGCGATCAGAACGCCTACCTGCTGCAGGAGCGCAGCGAGCTGGATGCGGCGCACCGGGCAGCGCTGGCTGACATCACGGAGATGCAGCGGCAGCTCGACGAGCGCGACAGCCTCAGCTCGCTGACATCGTGCCTCGCCACGATCGAGGCCCCGGCCCTGCACGACGAGCCCGACATGGAGCGGTTCGGCTGATCTTGAGGTGGGGCGTCAAACGGGTTCTTACCTACTTCTGTCCCGCAAGCGTGGCCCACGACCCGCACCTTTCCGGCGAGGTCACCGCTGCGCCCCACCTCCCCACAAACGACGCAACCCCCGCGCGAGGCGGGGGCTGGCCGACACAACCAAGGGATAGGAGCCACTTGTTATGTCGAATCGAATCTTAGCCCACGAGCGCCGAGTTTCCCCTGACCAGCGCCCCGGCGAGCGCCTCGGCGCCATCGTCGGCGTGTTCCTGCTCAACGCCACGATGGGCGCCGTCGGCGGCCTCGTCGGCGCGGCGTGGGTCGGCCTGTACCTGGGGGCGCCCTGGTGATCACCCTCACGCACGACGAAATGCGGGCCGCTGCCGCGGTGCTCGACACCTACCGGGCGTCGGGCCTGACCAGCCTCGGCGCGGTGGTCGCAGCGATGAACGCCGTCAACAAGCTGCGCGAGCAGCCCCGATCGGACGAAAAGGTGGAGCAGTGACGGCTGATCAGCTCGGCGAGGGCGAGGCTGCTGTGCGCCTTGGCATTACGCGCAATGCGTTGCGCTGGCGCCGCCGCAGCGGCACGGCCCCCGCGCACAGGCTCGTCGGCCGCAAGATCGTGTATGACGTTGCGGCGCTTGATGAGTACGCGACCGCGGTTGACAACACGCACGTGCTCGACATGTTCACCCCGCGTGTAGGTGACACGGCGACCGCAGACGAGGTATGTCGACTGTTGAGGATCGACCAGAGCGACGTACTGGGCAAGGTGTTGAAGCGTCACGGTGACGAATTGGCTGCCCACGGTTGGGATCAGGCCGCCGGGACGTTCACCCGCCGCGCGATCATTCAGATTGCGCTGCTCGTCCGGTCGTCGACCTCGGCCCGCGCTGCGCGAATTGCCAAGGCCGCCAAGGCGGGTAGTCGGCCGATCAGTTTTGCGCATAGCCCGCGGTCGCAGCAGTGCACGCACGTACTTGAGCGGGCGTTCGATCTGGCAACCGAGGTACGCGACGACGACCCCGGCGAGGTGTGGGCGCGGCTGCGCAAGCTCGACCGGCACACGCTGACCGGCGTCGCTGTCGCCCTGGCCGCGATGGTTGATGTTGAGGCCGCGGGCATCACGAAATACCTGCGCGACTTGTCGGGCGGCGGCCTGGCGGCCGACGGGCTACAGCGGTTGGTGCCGACCCGCGAGACCACCGACGGCGTGCCGCTGTCAGTGCTCGATCAGATCGAGGCCGACGACGAGGCCGACCAGCAGGACGAAAGCGAGGCTGATCAGTGAGCGACGCAATGCATTTCGGCGACGACGACCCCGAGGGGTGGCGGGCAGACGCGGTGTGCGCGCAGACCGACCCTGAAATCTTCTTTCCAGAGCAGGGCGGCAGCACCCGCGAGGCCAGGCGGGTTTGCGGCGGCTGCCGGGTGCGTTACGAGTGCCTCACGTGGGCGCTGGGCCAGCGGGTCAACCCGATTGGCATTTGGGGCGGCACAACTGAACGCGAACGACGACGGATGAAGCGCCAACTTAAAGGAGTTGCAGCATGAGCGATTACGACGGCGCGCAGTGTGATGTGTGCGGCCTGTACGACGCGCGGGTGTTTGACCCGTGCGGCGCGATGTGGTGCCGGGTGTGTGACCTGATGGGCCTCGGCGTCCTGGCGGTGAGCGTGAAGGCCGACGAGGTTGCCGAGGCGGTCGGCCGCCGGTTCGACGAGACGCTGCTGTTCGGTATGGACGCCGACGCTGCCAAGGGGCTACGCGAGGCGCTCGGCGACGCGCTGCACGACGTGATGACAACGCCGCTCGACCATGCGGCGCTACTCGGTGAGGTCGACAGCCCGGCAACGGAGGCGGGAGACCCCGAGCTGTGGGTGCCGGATTACGCCGGGATCAACCGCAATTGGCGTGAGCTGGCGGGCGAGCCCAACACTGCGGAGACCATCGACGACGCCGATAAGGCGTACGTCTGGCAGGACATTCTCGGCGCGCACTGGGGCTGGCTCGACGGCACCGGCTGGGTTGCATGGAATAGCGGCCTGTACATGCAGGGCCGTGGCGCGGTTGGCCCGTTTAAGGTCGCGTACCGGCGGCCGGTTGGCGAGTTCAACCCGATGCTGCTTGCGGTCGGCGGCATTCAGATCGGCGCCGACATTCCGATCGGACCCAGCAACGACACCGGCGCCGCGGAAAACTCGCCGACCAGCGACGACACCGAGGCAGGCGAGCCCGTCGAGCAAACGCCCGACATGGTGGCGCACCCGTCGCACTACACGTCGAGCCCTGCCAAGTGCCGGGCGTGCGGGCATCCGATCGAGTGCATCGACGTGACCGAGCACATGGGGTTTTGCCTCGGCAATGCCACCAAGTACGTGTGGCGCTGCGACCTCAAGCACGACGCAATCGAGGATCTGCGCAAGGCAATTCAGTACATCGAGTTTGAAATCGCCCGGCGCGCCGCGCTGAGCACAACCAAGGGATAGGAGCCCAAGCACAATGTCAATGATCACTCGGGTTGCAGTCGGCATGACCGTGGGAGCGATCAGCGCCGCCGCTGCGCTGTCAGGCTGCGCCACAACCAACCAGGAATGGCACAAGGGCTGCACGGTCAAGGCCAAGGACACGCTGTACGGCAGCACCGACGGAAACACAACGCGCACAAAGCGCGTCACCACGTCGTGCGGTTCATTCAACGTCGAGGATGCGATGGAGGTCGGGCACTTCACCTCGTGGGATATCTGGCAGTCGGTCGAGGTCGGCAAGACGTACGACATGTTCACCGGCGGCCCGCGGATCGGCTGGCTGTCAACGTTCCCGGTCCTGTTGGAGGTCAGGCCCGCGTGAGCATGTTCGCGCCGTGCTCGTCGCGGCACCGTAAGGGCTGCTCACGATTCCACGCCGACCTAGTGCAGGGCTACCGGCTGGCGCGGCACGCTCAAGAGATTGAGTTCGAGCCGATCCTGTCGGACGCTGGCGAGTACGAGCTGGCGCGGGCAAATGGGTTCCGCGTGATCACGTTTCGTGACTGGCTGCTCGGCGTCAAGGGCAGCGGACTGGCGGCGTGAGCAATAGCAACCGGCCCTGGTGGGCAGACAGCGAGGTCGTCGAGACCCTGGTCGAGCAGAAGCATTTCGATGCCACGCTCGACTACCTCGGCGGCCTCGCTGAGGCTATCGAGAACCGGATCGCTTACGGCGTCGACGATCCCGCGGCGGCTGCCCGCTCGGCACTTACGGCGCTCGACATTCTCTGGTACGACCCGCGCCGCGTGATCGAAACCTGGGGCGGCGACGAGGTTTGGACCATTGAACCTCGCCGCGGCCCGTGGCATCGACGCGCGGCAGCAATGCTCGAACTGATCGACCCGTGCGACATCTGCAATGAAAAGGATAGTGATGGCTGACGTTTCGGAAATCAAGGGACATATCGACCTGCTCGCGCACGCGCGGATCGAGATTAAGAAATGGAAGGAGATTGAGGAGAACGCCAAGGCGGTGATCGACGAGGCGCTCGGCGGCGACGACGAGGGCATGGTCGACGGGCAGGTGATCGTCAAGCGCACCCGCACCAAGGTGACCCGGCTCAGTAGCAAGTTGGTGCAATCGCTGCACCCCGAGGTTCACGCCGAGTGCCTCGACACCAACGAGCAGACCCGGCTGTCGGTGGTCAGCAAGTGAAAGTCACTGAGTCGCATTACACGACGATCACGGTCGAGCCTGGCGACAAGGTACGCGACCTGTACGCAGTGCTCGACGAGATGCCGAACGGCGCCGAAATCAACATGTGCGCACCAACATTAACCGACCTGGCTGCGGGTCAGTACGCGGTGATCTACGTCGATCACCTTTCAATCAAGGGATAGGAGCCCAAGTATGGCAAGGCAATTGATTGTGGTCGATCTGGAAACGACCAGCCTCGGCCACGACACCGCGGTGCCGGTCGAGGTCGCACTGCTCAATGTCGACACCGGCGAGTCTCTGCGCTTTGTGCCGTTCGTGTCGCTGGATCAGCTCAAGGTGGCCGACCCGGTGGCGATGGAGGTCAATGGGTACTACGAGCGGGCGCTGTGGCGTGAGGCGCTGACCGAGCCGCAGACCGCGGTCGCGTGGGGCGAGGTGCAGGAATGGCTGCGCGGCAACACGTTTGCGGGCAGTAACCCGACGTTCGACTCGACGATCGTTGCTCGGCAGGTCGTCACGTCGGACAGGTACGCGCTGCAGGCTGAGACGGTCGGCCGGGTGTGGTATCACCGGCTTGCTGACCTGGCGGCGTATGCGGGCGGCAAGCTCGACCGCGATCCAACTGACCTGGCGGGCCTCGACGATGTGGCCGAGCGGCTGGGCGTGCATGTTGCGCAGCGGCACACCGCAATTGGTGATGCAGCAGCTACCGCGCTGTGCTTCGACATTCTGCGCAACAACCTGATTGAGGCGGTGCACGAGTGAGCGAGAATGTGACGGTCGGCCGGGTGTACGTCGGCGAGGCGCCCCCGCCGTCGTTGCGGATGATGCGGGAGAGCGTCGTCGTGTACATGGTCCCGTCGACCGGTGAGGTTCGGCTGCAGCCGTCGAGTTCGCATGATATGGCCGTCACTGCGGATCAGTCTCGGCAGATCGCCGAGCTGATGGCACGGGCACATGCCGCGGCCCCGTCGATCGTGGCGGCGTACCAGACCCGCGAGCGGGCACGGGAGACGGCAAACGCTACTTACCAGCGCATCGTGCGGCGCGCAATCGAGGTGGCGCGCTGATGGCGCTCAACTGGGCAGGGCAGCAGATCGAACCGGGCGCCGTTGTGTGGCGCGGCGCCCGTGACGGAAACACAAGCAGTTTCAAGATCGGTCGCGTCGTCAGTGTCGACGACGACAAGGAAACGGCGCGCGTGCAGTGGGTCGCCGAACAGGGCTACCGGCACGAGCGCGACGACGACGGGCGATTCGTCCGCACCGTGATGACTGCCCGGCTGCTTGCGGTATCGCCGTCGGGTAGTCGGGGCGGGACCATTCACGCGCTCACGGTCATTAGTCCGTGGACGCTGAGCGCTGAGATTCGGAAGGCGTTGGAGCTGTGAACCTCATTCTGATGGAACGGGCGCTTGCGTTGGTCGCCGACGAGCGCCACAAGCAGCAAGCGAAGTGGGGCGACCAGAATCACGCGAACGTGCACCCCGCGGCGCTGGCTCTCGGCGGTGACGGAGACCCGACGACGCGGCACGTGGCGGCGTTCTATGAGATCCCAACTGCATTGCGCGCCAAGTTCAAGACCGGCAAGGCCGCCGTTACGGGTGAGGACACCTGGGCCGACATTCTGATCGAGGAGGTGGCCGAGGCGATCGAGGCTGCAGCAATCCACGATCTGCGGCTGCTGACCGATGAGCAGACCCGCCGAGCCTTGCGCGACGAGCTGGTGCAGGTCGCCGCTGTCGCGGTGCAGTGGATCGAAAAGCTCGACACAACAACCGAATAGAGAGGCAGTAGTGAGTAATCCGAATTTCGTTCACGTGGGGCGCGTAGAGGTGCGGCCGAGCCGCAACCTCGGGATGCGCGGCCTCGAAACTCCGGTCGTCGCGGTGGTCGTCGGCGTCCGCGCCGACCTCGGGCACGTGGTCGTCAACACCGAGGCGCACAAGGGCAGCGGATTGCCGCCGATGACGGCCGATCAGGCGGCAGCGCTGACTGTGCTTGTCGACCGGGCCGCGGGCGCCGCCACCTCATTGTCCGAGGCGTACCGCGCATATCAGGGGGCGATGCAGCAGGCCGAGGTCGACCTCGCGCAGGCGTTCTCGCGGGAGGTCGGCGCATGAAGGTGACCCTGGACCTGACCGTATTCAGTTGCCGCTTAGGCAGTCTCGACGTGACTGTCGACGGCGGCGAGGACGACGACACGGCGTCCGCCGCACCGGTCAAGGCCGCAGCGAAGCCGGTCAAGTGGATGAGCCGCATGTGGATGAAGGGGATGATGGCGTGACCGGCAACGCAGCGTTTTTCGGGCTGACCGACGACGCCCCCGCGCGGGACCGGCCGCCGACCGACGAGCAGCAGTTCAACGCCGACCTACTGGCCGACCTCAAGGGTGTGTTCAAGCGCGCATGGGCACAGCACGGCCGGTCGCTGCAGCGCGCCCTCGGGCCGTCTGAGATTGGGCACCCGTGCCCGCGCAGGTTGGCCTCGGCGATGCTTGAGCTGCCGAGGATTAACCCCGAGGGTGACCCGCTGCCCGCGTGGCTCGGCACGGCCGGGCATACGAAATTTGAGGATGCGGTCAACCTCGACAACGAGCGGATTATCGACCAGTGGCTCAAGGACCGGCAGCAGCGATGCACGGTCCTGCGCAATCTCAACGGCGGCGGTGACGACCCGCAGTATGTCGGCCGGTGGTTCACTGAGCGGCGAGTTACGGTGCGCGGCGGCCTGTCTGGCACGTGCGACCTGTACGACACGTGGACCGACACCGTGATTGACCTCAAGTTTCCTGGGGCGTCACGGTTCGCCGAATACAAGAAATTCGGCCCGGTCGACAAGGCCCCCGAGTATCGGGTGCAGGCGCACGCCTACGGCCGCGGCTACCGAAACGAGGGGTTCCCGGTCAAGCGGGTAGCGATCTGGTTTATCCCCCGCGGCGGCACCCTGGCAGCGTCGTTCGTGTGGTCTGAGCCGTTCGACGACGGGATTATCGACGACGCCCTCGGCAAGCTCGACAACATTCTCGTTGCTCTCGACGAGCTGCAGGTCGACCAGCACCCCGAACGTATCGCCATGCTGCCGAAAGTGCCGAGCAGTTGCATGTTCTGCCCGTTCTTTTCACCGGCCGCCGGGCGCCCCGAGCCGCACGCCTGCACGGGTGGTGCGCAGTGAAGCCCGCGATGAAGCCCCCCGCGGCTTGGCGTATTCGCCGACTTGTCGAGGGTCGGGTCGTCGTCGGGTGGGTCGTCGAGCAGTTGACGCTGTTCAGGTTCACTCCCGGCGCGGTTGAGGGCGAGTACGTGGTCGTCGACTACTTCCCGAACGGCCCGGCGGCGATCGGCGCGTTTGCCGATTACGGCAGTTTGGCTGTCTGACATGCAGGTATGGATTTTTGTCGGCGGTAGCTGGCACGAGGGATAGGAGCCCACGATGAGCGACAAGGTGAAGCGGTGAGCGCGGGCGTGCGGTCGACGTTCACCGCGAGGTATTTCGGGCGCTGCGGCGGCTGCCCGAATCAGGTTCGACCCGGCGACGAGGTGGCGTTTATGGCCGACGGGGGGCTTATACATGTTGATTGCGAGGACAACTCGCACAACGAAGCAGAGCCCCGTCGGCACCCCGTTTGCACGGATTGCTGGCTTGAGCACCCGAAAGGCGAGTGTCCGTGAGCCGTCACTACTGCACAGGTGACGACTGCTGGCATTGTCAGCCGCGGATCGACCAGGCCGAGTATGAGCGCGACTGCTACGGGGACGACGACTATCCCGACTACTACGACGGGACGTGAGCCCCGCCGCGCCTGGCGGGCCGAGAGGGAAACGGGCGCAACGGAATAACACAGCACAACTGAACAAAGGAACAACTGAATATGAGTAACGATTCGTACGACTTTCTCGGCGGCGGCGGCGTTCCATCCGGCAAGTTCGGCGCACACGGCGACACCGTGGGCGGCCCGATCGCCATTGAGCCCGAGCAGCGGCAACAGACCGACTACAAGACCGGCGAGGGGCTGACCTGGAAGGACGGCAGTCCGCGTATGCAGCTGGTCGTCACCGTGCAGACCGATCTGCGCGACCCCGAGGTCGAGGACGACGACGGCAAGCGGCGCTTGTTCGTCAAGGGTGAAATGCGCAAGGCCGTGCAGAAGGCCGTCATTGCGGCCGGTGCTCGCGGCCTGGACGTGGGCGGCGAGCTGTACGTCACCTACACCGGCGACGGCGAAAAGAAGGGCAACCTGGACCCGCCGAAGCTGTACAGCGCCACCTACAAGAAGCCCGCACCTGGCGCGGCCCCGGCAGCCCCGGCGCAGGCCGACCCGACGGCGGGCATGACCCCCGAGGCGCTGGCGGCGCTCGCTGCACTGCTGCCGCAGAACAAGTAAGCGCTCAAACGCGCTGCGAGCCGGTGACGTTCCGCAATGGGCGTCACCGGCTCGATCTGTCTCGCAAGCCATTTCGACGAGGGATAGGAGCCCACCGACAAATGCTGACGATCTACACAACCGGCCCCGACTGCTACAAGTGCAAGCTGACAAAGGATGCGTTCGACAAGGCGGGCGTTGCCTACAGCGAGGTGAACCTCGCCGAGGTTGACGAGTCTGTCACTGCGAAGTTCATCGCCACCGGGCACGCGCACGCCCCGGTCGTCGTCGACGAACTCACCGACACCATGTGGTCGGACTTCCGGCGCGACATGATCAAGGCCGCGATTGGGGCACGCGCATGAGGCCCCGCGTCCGTCGCCGCGCGTACGCGCTGTTCATTGCTCTCGCGCCGTCGGCGTGCATCCTCGCAATGATGCTGACCGGCTGCAGCTCGCCGACGGTCGCAGCGGATGGCACTGGCAGCGCGCCTGGTGAGGTCACTGTGCATTACGTCGACCTGCCCGACGGCCGAAAGGTGTTATGCGTCTTTGAGAAAGACGGGTACGGCGGCGGCCTGTCGTGCGATTGGAGTCGCGTGCGATGAATGGCGCCGAGCTGTTCGACCGTATCGCCTTGACGCGCGCCGACGGTCGCTGTGAATGCGAGGGCGCCTGCGGCAGTAGCCACCGGTTCGGCGGTCACACCCGCTGCGGCAACACGCACGGACGCCCCGCGGTGCATGGCGCCGACAAGATGGTCAGCCTCACCGTGGTGCCGCGCGACGGCGACGGCCGAAATCTCGCCGACGGCAACCTGATTGCGTTCTGCCAGGCGTGCTTGAAGCGGCACCGCGCCAAGCTCAAGGCCGCCGCGGACAAAGCAGCAGCGCGGGCAGCGGCCGAAGCGGCAGACGGCGGGCTGTTCGACGTACCCGACGCCCCGGTCGCTGCAGGCAATGGCATCACGCTCTGAGCGTGCGAGCAGCATTGCCCCACAACTGAATAGAGGATTGAGTGAACGGCCTTACTGATCTGCTCGAACTGCTCGGCTACACCGACGGCGAGCACGTGAGCCTCAACTACCAGGCACCCGGCGGCCCGTTCTCGTCGACGGTCGTCGAGTACCAGGAGGACAGCGACAGCCTGCAGGGCCTCGCAATGGCGCTCGCCAACGGCCGCAACTGCTGGTTTGGTGTCAATCCGACGCTGCCGCGGCCCGTCGACGAGGATGGCAAGCAGAAAGGCCGCGGCGGCGCCGACGAGGTGACCCGGCTCGCCGCGATCTGGTGCGACCTCGACGTAAAGCCCGGCGCCTGCCGCGATATCGCACACGCCCACCAGGTGATCGACGAGCTGAGCGCGATTCTCGGCACCCGGCCGAGCGCAGTTGTGTACAGCGGCAACGGCCTGCAGCCGTACTGGCCGATCGACGACGGCACGATCGCCCCGGCCGAGCCTGTCGGCGACCTCGACGAGCGGACGCTCGCAGCGAGCGCTGAGCTGCGCGCCGACGCGGCGGCCCTACTCAAGAGGTGGGGACGCCTGGCGTGCATCGTCGCCGACGGCCTCGGCGCCAAGATCGACCGCGGCGTCTACGACCTCGCCCGCGTGCTGCGCGTGCCCGGCTCGCACAACCTCAAAGACACCGACAACCCGAAGCCCGTCACGATCGACGGCGACACCGGCGCCCCACTGGGCCTCGACGAGCTGCGCGACCGTCTCGACGAGCACGGCGTCGCCGAATACGAGGGTGACCGACGCACCTCGCACGACGTGATCAGCAAGCCGAGCACGTGGACGTTCGCGCCCGGCACCTGCGAGTATTTCGCGCCAACGATCAAGGCGTGGGCCGAGGAGCCGATCACCGAGCGGCACCCGTGGCTCGTGCGGGTGACGGTGCGACTCATGGCGGCGCTGCGCAACAAATGCCTGACTGAGGGCGAGTTCGCGCAGGCACGCAAGATGATCGCCGACAGGTTCATCGCTGCGACCGGCACGGCACGGGCGTTTGAGGTAGACAGCGCGTTTGAGTGGGCGATCGGGCACGTCGCCGCCAAGACTGACGCCGAGCTGGCGACCGAGTTCGGCTCGCACCTGCACCTGTGGCAGCGCGCCGAGCCCCGGCAGATCGAGCTTGCGCCAATGCCCGACACCGGCACCCCGCAGCAAACCGTCGGCAAAAGTGCCGAGGGTGTTAGCCAGGAGGGCTCATTAGCCCCGGTTGTGGACATAACTGCACGCCGTAACCCTGTTGCTGCAGCGGTCACGCTGACCGACACTGGCAACGCTGACCTGCTCGTCGAGGCGTGGGGCGCCCGGCTGCGATACTGCCCCGACACCGGCAAGTGGTTGAGCTGGAAGGGCACCCGCTGGGAGCACGGCACCGACCAGGGCGAGGCGATCGTCGCGGCCCGGCAGGTGGTCGAGGCAATCCGTATCGACGACGACAGCCCGAAAGACGTTATCCAGCACCGTATGCGCAGCCTGTCCCGCAAGGGCCTTGAGAACATGGTCGCGCTCGCCAAGTGCGCGCCGCAGATGCGCGTGCGCCTGGCCGACCTCGACGCCGAGCCCTACGAGCTGAACACGCCGAGTGGTGTCGTCGACCTCAAGACCGGGCACCTGCTGCCACACACCCCCGACGGCGGGCACACCAAGATCACCGGCGCCGGGTACAACCCTGCCGCGGTGGCCCCGGCATGGCAGAAGTTCCTCGCCGGGACGTTCGGCGACGACGTGGAACTGATCGGGTATGTGCAGCGCCTCGCCGGGCTCGCTGCGATCGGCAAGGTGACGCACCACGTGCTGCCGTTCCTGTTCGGTGGCGGGTCGAACGGTAAGAGCGTGCTCATGGACGTGCTCGCAAATGTGTTGGGCGACTATGCGATCACAGCCCCGGCCAACTTCCTGCTGGCTGGCCGCGACCGGCACGAGACGGAAATCGCCCGGCTGCACGGTGCCCGCATGGTCGTGTGCTCGGAAATCAACGCTGAAAGCAAGTTCGATGAGGCCAAGGTCAAGGTGTTGACGGGTGGCGACATTCTGTCTGGCCGCTACATGCGGCAGGACTATTTCGACTTCACTCCGTCGCACACGTTGTTTCTGATGGGTAACCATCAGCCCCAAGTCAGCGCTGGCGGCACGTCGTTCTGGCGGCGGCTGCGCCTGTTGCCGTTCCTGCATACGGTCCCGCCGGAGCAGCGCAACCCCAACCTTGCTGCTGAGCTGATCCGCGACGAGGGCGCCGCCATCCTGGCTTGGGTCGTGGCAGGGGCGCGGCAGATCGCCGCTGACGGCCTCCGCGAGCCGGGCTCGGTCTTGGCTGCCACGAAGGAGTACAGCGAGCAGGAGGACGCTCTGGGGCGGTTCATCTCGGAGTGCTGCGAGTTGACGCCGGGCGCCAGCGGCGGGGCGAAGCCTGCCCTGGTGCTCAAGGCGTATCAGCGGTGGGCGATGTCCAATGGCGAGGATGCGATGGTGTCGCAGATCAAGCTTGGCCGGGAGCTGTCTGCACGGTTCGGGGTGCGCAGTGTGGCGACTCATGGGCAGCGGGTTTATGCGGGCCTTGCCTTGCAGTCGGGCTGGGATTTGTCCCATGAGCTGGGCGGGTTCCGGTGATGCGGCGGCCTCCGCTGGCAGCGCGGGCAGCAAACGGCACAGATGTGTGCCTGAAAGCGTGCCGCGGGGCACAGATGGCACAGATTGGCACGGTTCGGAAGAACGAAACTGTGCCGGTGTTTTCGCAGGTAAATACCCCTAACGGGGCTTTGGGCACAGATGGCACAGATTTTTACGGGTTGTCTTCACGTGTAGAGATTCGGGGCGTTTTCCCTGGTGGTCTCGCCTCGCGGGGCGGGTGTGGGGCTCATATGCAAAAAAGTGTGCCATCTGTGCCCGACCTGTTCTGAGCAAACCGGGGCGCTGACCGGCGTCGTTGACGCTGGGCGGCTCGAGAATGCTGCTCGACCACAACTGAATATGGAGAAAACGAGTGACTGACCACACTCTCGACCTCGGGCTTGCCGCTGATCAGGTGGCTGTTGCCGAGGCTGCCGAGCGTGCCGAGCTGCACGCCAAGGCTCAAGCTGCCGAGTTGATTCTCGACATGCTGCCCGCCGAGTCGCACGAGGCACTGTATGCGGCCCTGAGTGCCCGTGTGACGTACGAACGTAACGGCGGCAGGCAGTTGCGCATGTTCGTGCCTGGGAAGCCTGCACCGCAGGGCTCAAAGGACTTCATGGGGTTCAAGAAGCCGCTGCCGGGGCAGACTCGCGGCGCTGCGATCCTCAAAGAGTCGTCGGCTGCTGTCGGCCCGTGGCGCGAGCGTATCGCCTTGGCCTCGGCCGACGCGATGCTCACTGCGGGGCTGCCGGTGCTCGACAAGAGGTATCCGGTTACGGCGTCGCTGACGTTCGTTATGCCGCGGCCGTCGGGTACGCCCAAGAGCTACACGCCCCCGGCTGTCAAGCGCCCTGACCTCGACAAGCTGGCTCGTGCTGTGCTGGATGGTCTCACTGATGTTGCGTGGATTGACGATTCGCAGGTCGACGATTTGCACGCCCGCAAGGTGTTGGCTGAGTTGTCGCAGCAGCCGGGGGTGCATATTCGGCTTGCGTCGCCGGGTTGGGGTGATGAGGCTATCGCCGCGTGGCAGGCCGCGAACGCTGCGGGTGGTGTCGAGCATGTTTGAGCTGCATTCCGAGGCGCGTATCGCTGCCCGGCACGCAATCGCTGGCGTGGTCGCTGATATTGCTTTGCACCGCTGCGCGCCGACTGAGGCGCTGCTCGACTCGATCGTTTCGGCTGTGGCTGTGCACACGACTATTCAGCCGCCGAAGCCTGATCGCTACGAGCTGACCGTCGACGAGCGCCGCGCTGCCGTGACGGTGCTCGTCGCCCGTCGGCACGACGCGGGGTATCACAGCGCCGACGTGCTCGACGAGGTTCTCGCCGCGATCAACGGGGCTCGGGGGTTTGGGGATGTCTGAGCTGATCGAGTTGTCGGTCGCCGAGGTCGACAAGATGGCTGAGGTTGTCGCTGCACGCATTTCGCACCCGTCGCACACGCCTGCTCGGGCGATCCGCGCGGGGCTGGCTGCTGTGAATGCGATGCGTCTGGATGACGCGCAGGTGCCGCGGGTGGAGTTGGTGCAGGAGCGCCGCGCGCCGGGCACGATGCCGCGGCCGGTCGAGGCTCGTAAGCCGTTGGGGGCGTTGCCCGCTGGCAAGCGCCGCGTGCCGCGCCTTGGCATTGCTGAGCGGCCGTTCGTGTGGGAGGACGCCGACGGCGACGCTTGGCGTTGGTGCTTCATGCAAGAGCTGTGGCAGTACAAGCAGTTTGACGATCCGAACGGCCCGCAGTGGGTCAACTGCCCGAGTCATTACGCCGACAAGGCACCTAATCCGAGCTACGGCCCGTTCACGGAGGTTGGTCGCGCATGAGTTACAGCGAGAATGTCGGTCGTGTGTTTGGGTCGGCCGAGGCCCTGCTGCAGGCGAGGATTGCGGCGCTCGACACTGAGATTGCTTGGCGCAAAGACATGTTGGCGCAGCGTGAGCGCGTGGTCGCCGAGGATCGTGCCGATATCAACGCGATGGTTGGCGAGCGTGCCTCGTTGGCTCGGGCGGTGCGCAAGCTGTGAGTTTGCCGACCGAGGCCGATTTGCAAGATAAGTACACGTCAGAGGTGGTGCAGGCGCCCGTGCCGGCGGTTAGCTACTACGGGTCGCCGCGGCCGTCTGCGCCGTCTGAGTTGGACGTGGCGACGCCGCGCCCCGCTGCGCCGCCAGCGCATGAGGGTAAGTGCCGCCATTGTGGCGCTGAGGCGTTGACGCCGTTGTGCTGGTCGTGCACCCGCATGTTGCGCCGCCAGCTCGTCGAGGTGCCTTGGCTGCTGCGCCGTCTGCAGGAGTCGGCGTATGGCGAGGCTAAGGTCGCCCGTAAGGGTGGGCCGCGGGTGTCGACGGGGGAGCGTCTGCCGTCGTTGCCGTTGAACACGCGGGCGGCCGACATGCTGCGCGACTCTGCGCGTTTGGTGTCGTGGGTTGAGCAGGTGTCTGGTGTTGATCAGGGCGGCGCGCATGACGCTGAGCGTGTCGAGTCTGCGGCTCGCTGGCTCACTGGCGAGCCGGGCGCGATGATGTCGCACCCGTGGGCACCGGAGGCGCTGGGTTGGGTGTTGCAGTGGCGGCAGGATGCTGAGCGTGTGATCGACTTGCCGCCGGATACGCAGTACGCGGGGCCGTGCCAGAACGTCGTGCAGCCGCCGGGCATGTCCGACGGCGGTACGCCACTGCCGCCGCGTGAGTGCGGCACGCCGCTGTACGTCGACGCCGAGGCCCTGGTTGTCGAGTGCTATGTCTGCCGGTGCTCGTGGCGTATTGAGGATTTGCAGCGGCAGGCCCTTGGCCGGGTCAACGAGACGGAGCCCCGCACGGCCGCCGATATGTGGCGGCTGCTCAAGCTGATTGGCCGCGATGTGCCGCGTAGCAGCTTCTATCTGCTGATGACTCGCGTCGAGGCGTGCGGGTACCGCGACGGGTTGCCGTTGTACATGTACCGCACGGTGGTTGATGCGCTCGACGCTGCCGATCAGCGGGCCGCTGAGCGTCGCGCTGCTACTGCGGCCCGGCGGGCTGCGGTGCTGGATGCGCACGATTCGGGTATGGCGCCGTCGACGATTGCCCGCACGTTGCGGGTTGGGCACGCCTCTGTGAAACGCATCCTGACCAGTGCGGGTGTTGTCGGGCATACAGAAGGTGTTGACGTACAGACAACGCCGGATGTAGCGTCGTCGGCATCTGAGCAGTTGACGGGATAGGAGCCCCTGCAGATGTATACGCAATCGTGGTATTCACCGGCTGGCACGCCGGTGACGCCGAAAATCCGCAACGAGGTTGACGAGCGGCAGCTCGCCGAGCTGTACGCCGCCGAGGCGCAGCCGGACTCTGCCCGGTTCAATGCGCTGTATGACGGCGCTTCGACGGCGACTCGTTATTGCTGGCAGTACGGGTATCGCAACCCGCGGGTGCCGGGCCGTGTTGCGGAATGTGAGGCGTTGGTATGAAGCGCACCAAGATGATTCGGCCATCGTTGCCGGTTGTTCCGCAGCCCGAGGTTGTGGTGCATGGCCGTACGTTGGCGCCAGGCATCGAGGTGTCGATCCGCGGTGAGCGTGGCCGGTTCCGGTTCCGTTCGGCGTCGTTGACGAGCGCGGGTCGGATTGTGTGCGACTTCATCGGCGGGCCGTCGGGTCACGAGACGTGGAGGTCGTTCTATCCCGACCGTATCCGCACGGTGCATCGTTTGAACCGCACCCGCGCGAACGCTGCGGCGTAGGTGGTGGCGCCCCCAATCTGGCGAGGTTGGGGGCGTTTTCGCGTTTCATGTTGACATGCATACAGCCCACGAGTTACTGTATGTATACCAACAACGCACCGACCACCTACCGATAGGAGCCCGACATGCAGAACCTCACCGCTCAGACCCTCGCCGGTGTCGCCTGGATCGAGGGCGGCGCCGTACACCAGATTCCAGCGTCACGTACTGGCGAGTTTGGCGTGCGCCGCGCCGACGGCGCTTGGCTGTCGTTCGACGGCGTTTCGCCGTACTGCCCGCTGGGTGGTCGTCGGGCCGCGGTCGAGGTCGCCTCGACGATCGTCGTCGACGACACGGTGCAGTGGGTGCGCGCAATCTAGCGCGCCCCGGCGCGGCGCGTCGCTGCGCAAAGGTCAGCCTGGCGCCTGGTGCGCCCACACAATCGCAAAACGAGGGATAGGAGCCCCGCATGAAAATTCGAGCCACCATTGAGGTTGAGGTAGACCCGCAGGCGTGGGCTGTCGAGTACGGCCTGTCGCTGCAGGACGCCCGCGCCGACGCGCAGACTTGCGTGCAGCGGGATGCGCAGACGTTGATTCGCAACCACCTCTACGCGCTCGGGGTGCTGGCATGAGCGCCCCTCTGTCGCCCCGTGAGTCAGCGGTGCGGTACTCCCGCCGCTGGCTGGCCGCCGGTGTCGTCACGTCGATTCTGGGCAACGCTGCGCACGCGGCGCTCGACCCTGACGCCGGGTCTACGGCGATCGCGGTCGCGGTGGCCGTCCTGCTGCCGATCGGCATTCTTGGGTCGACGCACGGCGTGCATAAGCTCGTCGCCGCCGGGATCGTTGGCCGCGCATACACCGCGGCGCTGAGCATTTCGGTGACCGTGGTCGCTGCGGCGTTCCTGCTGTCGTTCTTCGCGCTCGCCGAGCTGGCGGTCGATTGGGCTGGGATCTCGATTTGGCTGTGCTGGCTGGTGCCGGTGTTCATTGATCTGAGCATCGCCGGGTGCACCGTTGCGCTGTTCGCGCTGTCGGGTGCGGAGCGCGACGAGGTGCTCGACGCTGCGCTGCACGTCGCTACGCAGGTGGTGCACCCTGCTGCGCAGATGATGCACGAGCCGGTGCACGCTGTTGCGCAGCCCGCTGACCTGCATGTTCCTTTGCCGGCCGATTTGCAGCGTGAGACGCACCTCGTGGCGCGTGAGGTCGACGGCCTGGTGCGCGTTTCTGAGGAGTCGCCGCACGATCCGGTGCCTTCGGGGGCTGTGTCGGTCGCTGATCTGATTGCCCGTGAGGCTGCGACCAGCGACGCGCTGGCTGCGCACTTGCCCGCAGCCGAGGCGATCCTCGCTGCCGGTGTGACGCGGATTGATCGGGTCAAGGTGGCTGAGGTGCTCGCCGAGCATGACGCTGATGTGCGGCCGAGCATGATCGCGCGCAAGGTGGGCGTCGGGTACAGCACCGTGGTGCGCATCCTCGATCATCACACTGCGCAGGGCGATGCACCGGCTGAGGTCGATGCGGAGGTGCTCGCGTCGTGAGTGTGCATGAGGTCGCTGCTGCTGCGCGCGAGCTGGCGAGCGAATACGGTTGCAACGGTACGCGCGAGGCCGATCTGATCGAGCGCGTGCTTGAGCGCCTGGCCGACAAGCTCGACCGCGGCGGGCTGTGCACCGTGTGCGCCCGGCCACGCACCGAGTGCCGCTGCGGCGGCGACGCCGATCGGTTGCACCGACTCGTCGCTGAAATGGAGTGGTGCCAGCGCGAGCACCCCGACGCTCTCGTAACGATCACCGACGTTCGGGCTGTCCGCGCGTACGCCGACCGGTTCGGGGGTTACTGATGAGCGTCGCTGATCAGTACCCGGCCCGCACCGATACGAACGGCCTCACATGGTGGCGGCCGGTGCGCCCCGCGGGCACCGACTTGTCGCAGTGGGGTTGGACCTCGGACCCGGCGCAGGCGCACCCCGACTACGACGCGCTGAACACGTGCACGTGCTTCTGGCTGCCGCCCGAGCAATGGACGGTGATTCTGGGTTGCGCCGAGCCGGGCTCGCAGATGGAGCAAAACCCGCGCTGCCCGGTGCATCCTGCGACGCTCGTCGACTTGCCGACGTTCGTCGACCTCGTGGTCTCGCGTGAGGCGCCGGTGATCGCTGCCGCCGTCGAGCGTGCCGAGGCGTACGGCGATGCGTTCGGCGAACTGTTCGCGCTCGCTGCAGCCGCAGACCGCGCGGAAGGCGACCGAATCCTGTGGGGCGACCCGCAACGCGAGCCCGGCCAGTTCGCCGAAGTGCGGCCGCTGCCGGGCGGTGGCATCGCATTCGTGCCGACCGAGCCACTGCCCACTGAGCCGATCGGCGAGCTTGGCCCCGAGTGGGTGCAGCTTGGCTATGTCGACGAGACGCAAGGGGGTTTGTGGTGAGTATCGAGGTGTTGCGTACGGCACCGTTCCCGCACTACCACGCTGGGCGGGCCGCGAGGGTGCTCAACGTCACCCCGGCTGTCGTCAGCGCGATGGCTGCCGCGGGCAAGGTCCGCGCTGTGCGTGTGCAGGACGGGCAAGGCGGTTGGGTGTGGGCGGTCGACGCCGTGCGGGTCGACGAGCTGTTCGAGGCTGACGCGCGCACGGGTCTGCATCCCGAATGGGCGTGTGGCCGCGACTGCAGCGGTTGCGTCGGCGAGGGTGAGGGGGCGTAATGGTGCACAACCACGGAACCGAGGATGGCCCCGGTTTGGCGTGCCGTGAGCGGTTGGTCGACGGCAAGCTGCGCGGCGCCTGCCTCGACGACCGGCCGAAGATGCACGGGTTCGCCATGATGCGCAGAGACTCGACGGGCACGCACTACTGGCGCCGCGGGGCCGACGGCGAGCCTGTCGAGATAACCCGCGACGAGTGGCTGCGGATTACGTGGGTGCCGGGTGAGCCGATTTACAACCAGGTGCTCGACGCCCTCGGCGCCTGCCGTAACTGTGGGTGTGCCGACTGTGGGTGTTGCGTCGGGTGCGGGCAGGTCGACGCCGACCTATTCGGCGCGCATGGCTACGTGTGTGTGATGTGATGCGGCGGCCTGCGCGGATTCTCGACGTTGACGGCACCCTGTGCAACGTCACCTCGGTGCGCCATTTCGTGATGCGGCCTCGTGAGCTGAAAGACTTCGACAGCTTTCACGCCGGTAGCGCCGACTGCCCGCCGAATCAGATCGCGCTCGACTATGCCGCCGAGACGGCTGCGCTCGGTATGGTGCCGATCGTGGTCACGGCCCGCATGGAACGGTGGCACGGCGTCACGCGCTCGTGGCTGGATCGTCATATGCCGGTGTTGTTTGATGGGCCGTTTCATCGGCAGGACGGCGACCGGCGTAGCGATCGTGTGGTGAAGCTCGAAATTCTGCGGTACCTGTGGCGGCACTACGACATTCGCGGGGCGATCGACGATAACCCCGAGGTTGTCGGGCTGTGGCGCTCGCAAGGCATCCCGGTAACCGTTGTGCCCGGCTGGGCATGACACAAGGCTTGGCTGACATGGGTGAGTGCAGTAGTTGGGCGATGCGGGGTCGGTGCGGTGATACGCCGCCGCTGCGTTGCGAGCAGCACGTCGAGGAGCCGTGCACGTTGTGGGCGGGTCACCCCGGCCAGCTCCATGAGCATCGGCAGTTGACGGCCCCCGAGGACTTCCCGCCGTTGCGCCGGTGGTGGCGGTGTCTGGACGGTGAAGTCGTGGAGTGGCTACCCGGCATGAAGCAACCCCAGATTCAACCTGACGTAAGGAGATGATGGCTGGCATGGAACGACGACAGGCCGATGTGCTGGGCGACGAGCACAAAGATGGTTCGCTGTGGATCAACCACGACGATGAGATTTGGGCATGGGTGCAAGGCGACTGGCGCACCCCGCGAACGATCTTTCTAACCAGTAGAGTTATCGCCCTGTGGGGCAACCAATTTGAGGATAGGGGTACGGAATGAAGGCACGTTTCGGGGCTGTGGTCGTCGCCGGTATGTCGCTGGCGGGGCTGTTCGGCTCGTCGGCTGTCGCGGTGGCCGATGATGCGCCGTCGGCGGTGAGCGGGGCGCCCGCCGCGTCTGCGGCTGCGCCGTCGGTGGGCGACGGGTTGCGCTCGCTGATGGAGTTCAACCGCAAGCGCCCGCTGCAGAAGTACCCGTCACCGGTGGTGCGGTATGTGCAGGTGTTGGGTGATCCGATTTTCAACCGGCGGCTGGTCGACGGTGTAGAGAATCAGTTCGCCGTCGCGCTGTATGACTCGCAGGCCGGGCAGGAGTACCGCAAGGCGTTCGGCATGGCTGCCGACGACGACGGCGCCGAGGGGTTCTGCGGCGGCCCTGGTGGCTGCGATGGCTACGTGAAAGGCATTCTGAATACGCCGCTGCCGGTGCCTCGGGTGTCGGCCGCTGATCGTGTGAATGTCGTTGGCTTCGCGCAACGTACGGGCGGCTGCAAGGGGCTGCCTACCGGTGCGCTGCAGCGCTGCCAGTCGGCGCGCAAGTAGCCGCGACACGCCGAGGAAACGCCCCCGCTGAAAGGTCAAGCGGGGGCGTTTTTGTGTGGTTGGGTCAACTTGCTTGACCAACAACTGAATAGCGGGATAGGAGCCCTGTTGTCTACACATGTCAACGAGCGTCTGATCAACTTTGCGAGCGAGGTCGACGACCAAACCCTCGCGCAGGCGCAGCAGATCGCTGATTTGCCATTCGTCTATCCGCACGTCGCGCTGATGCCTGACGCGCATTTCGGCAAGGGCAGCAGCGTCGGAACTGTGATCCCCACCAAGGGTGCGGTGATCCCGGCGGCTGTCGGTGTCGATATCGGCTGCGGCATGATCGCGGCCCGCACCGTGTACACCGGCGCTGATATCGCCGACCTGAATCTCGCCGACCTGCGGGAGTCGATCGAGTCCGCAATTCCAATGAGCGCAGGGGGATACAACAAGCGGCTGGATCGTTTCGAGTTCACCGGGCCGCGGCTGGATTGGCTGCAGCTCGTCGCTACCCGGTTCGACGTTGACCTGTCGCACTCCCCGAAGTGGCGTGAGCAGCTCGGTACGTTGGGCGGCGGCAATCACTTCATCGAGCTGTGCCTCGACCACCTCGACCGGGTTTGGTTGTTCCTGCACAGCGGTTCTCGTGGTGTCGGTAACAAGATCGCGCAGAAGCACATCAAGGCCGCGCAGGGCTATTGCCTCGCCAACGGGCTGCATGTGCCGCACACCGATCTGGCGTACCTCGTCGAGGGCACTGTCGAGTTCGATCGCTATCTCGTCGAATTGCGTTGGGCGCAACGGTTTGCGTACTACAACCGCGCCGAGATGATGGACCGTTTCGAGCAGGCGTTCAATCACTGGATCGAGGTTGGCACCGGCGTGCCGGTCAACCCCGGCGAGACGGTCGTCGAGACCATCAACACCCACCACAACTACACCCAAAAGGAAACGCACGGCGACACCGAGGTGTGGTTGACCCGCAAGGGTGCGATCGACGCGAACGAGGGTGTGCGGGGCCTGATTCCGGGCTCGATGGGCACCTGCTCGTATGTTGTGACCGGCAAGGGCAACGCCGAGGCGTTGTGCTCGGCGCCGCACGGTGCGGGCCGCCGGTTCTCGCGCACCAAGGCGCGCAAGATGTTCACGGTCGACGACCTGGAAGCGCGCATGAAGGGTATCGAGTACCGCAAGGGCGAGGCGTGGGTCGACGAGATTCCCGACGCATACAAGCCGATCGACGTTGTCATGCACGACGCCGAAAGCTTGGTGTCGATCGACGCCGAGCTGCGGCAGGTCTTGAACGTCAAGGGGCAGTAGATGACTGACGTTGTGGAACGGGCCGAGGCGATGCTTGGCGCTATCACTCCCGGCGAATGGCGCAGCTACGCATACGAGCACGGGAAAAATGAGGCGTTCGTGAGTAGCGCCCAAGGCCCAGTGTGCTACGTAGGCGCACGGTTGATGAGTGACACGTCAGCCCGATTGGATGCTGAATTCATCGCCTCCGCACGCAATCTCGTGCCCGAGCTGGTAGCCGAGGTGAAGCGGCTGCGCGAGCAGGTCGCCGCGGTTAATGAGCTTGCCGGGGTGATGAAGGCCGAGCACGGGCAGTCGTGGAACTCCATAAGCGGCCACCGAATCCGGCGCGCGCTGGGGGTGACCGGCGATGAGTGAGGCCGTGATCGAACTCAAGGCCGACCGGCAACACGGGCTGACGACGGCGCTGCTCGACGTGGCGCTCGCCAACGCACGCCGCGGCGACCGTGTGATCTTCTGGTCGCCGTCCTCGCGTGAGTCGGCCGATGCATTCCAGCAGTCGCGCCACTTGCTCGACCCGCACGACCCGCAGGTGTCAAGGGTCTGCGCCGCCAACGGCAATCAGTACGTGGCGTACGACCGCGGCGGCCGAGTCCAGTTCGTATGGGGCAGGAGCCCCGAGGATGTGCTGTGCGATACACGCACCTGTGGCGCAGCGGTCTACGTGTTCGACGACAACCGCGGCAGCGGTGCACACATCGTGCGGCGCAACGCAATGCGCGACCTGCGCGACCGGCGAGAGGTGAGGTTCTTCTGATGGCTGACTATTCGTATGGGGGCGGGGCACAGTTCGATGTCGAGGCGGTCCCGCTGGGCTTCGGTGCGGTCGGTCACGTGACGGCCGACGAGCCGATCGTCAGCTCGGCCGACGAGGGCGACGACAAGCCGCTGCTGCCGTGGCAGGCGCGCACGATCCGCACGATGCAGGCGCGTCGAGAGGTGTCGTTCTCGCTGCAGTTCCCGCGGCAGCAGCAGCCCCGGCCGCCGTTGTGGCTGCTGCAGTTGCTCGGCGTGACCGTCACCCCGGCGCCGCCGACGGTGCGCGAGGCGGTGGTCGACGTGTGGGACGCGCTGCGCGTGCTGTTCGCTGTCATCTTCAGGGCACTGCGAGACGCCCTGCGGGAGACGGGCGACCGTGTGGCCGACCGGTGGTACGACGCCCTGTATGGCGCCCTCGACCGTTGGGACGTGTTGCGCGGGTGGAAGTGGCGCCGCCAGCTCGTCGGCCCTGTGGTGCGGTTCTGGACGGTCGGATTCACGTTCGTAGGCGTGGCGCCGCGCAGGGTTGAGACGTGGGCCGAGTGGCGGCGTCGGCAGGCTGGTCTGCCGTTGGCGGTGTGGCGTGGCTGAGATGAGCAACGCTCAGCGGCAGGCTATAGGCAACGGGTACCACTACCAGCCCGAGCCTATGCAGCCGGTGCAAATGAGCGTCGGCGACCGGGTGAAGCTCGACAGCGATCGCCGCTGGTGGGCAGTGCGGGCGGTGGCCGCCGACGTGGTGGTGCTGACTCGGCAGGCTGAGTTTCGGAGTCGCAACACCCTCGTGTACACGGTGATTGATTGGCGCGTAGGCGTTCGCGGCCCTGTCAACGTGATCGGGCAGGGGTGGGACGTGGAGCACGACGAGCGATGCCAGCAGCTCGCCGACGATGTGCAGCGGGGCGAGTGGGAAGTGTCGCGGCGCAATTGGCGGTGCGTCGAGGTTCGGGCGGTGCGGCATGGGTAGCGCACCGGTGATGTTCCTCGACGGCCCGCTCGCCGGGACTACGCGCGAGGTGCAGACGTGGGCGAATGGTGAACTGTCGCCGTACTTCAACGTGGCGACGCCGCCGAAGTTCGACCCGAGCGAATGGCGCGACCCGCCGCGCACGATGCTGCCCGAGACGCACACGTATCGGATTAAGCCCAACCGGCTGAGCTACGGCCCGCAGTGGGTCGGGGCGATCGGCGATAAGGTCGGCGAGCAGCTCGTCGTCGTGCTGCCGTACGACGAGCGGGTACGGCACGCCGTCGGCGTCGATGAGTTCGAGGACTACATCGCCTGCAATGCCTACCAGGGCGCCAAGTGCCATGCTGAGGCTGAGGGCCTGGTCGCTGTTGAGGTGCACGAGGTTTGGCGTGGCACCCAGGCTGAGGCTCGCGAGCAGATGGTGCGCGAGGGCAAGCCAGCGCCAGGAGCCCCGGCGTTCCTCGGCGTCGACGGCCCGGTGTTCCCTGACTCGACTGTGTTCGTGGTTCACGAGGCGGTGGCGATCCCGAAAGATCAGGCGCGGGAGGTGATTGCGTGATCGAGGCGACGATCGCCGGTGAGTTCACCGCCGACGACTACAGCGAGGGCTTTGCGTGCACAGGCAAGGGCAGGGTGTGCGGCGCTGACTGGGCGATCGTCGCCAACGGGGTGTGGCTCAAGAGCGTGCACCAACGAACGGGGCGAGAGCTGCTGGTGTCAGCGCACCGGCAATGTGTCCAGCGGGAGAGGAAAGTATGACCACCAACGAGTTAGATACCCGGCTCGATGAGTTGACGCCTGAGCAGGCCGAGCGTCTCGGCCGCTCGCTGCAGCGGTTCAACGAGTCGATGAGCTGGCAGCTTGACCACGCGCGGCAAGAGCTGGACCGTGACCGTCTGCGGCGGCTGTTCGGTACCAGCTAAGGTCGGCGAGGCTTGCCGGCGAGCTTGTTGTCGCAAGTAGTTGCGGTGCGGGTTCGGAAGTCAGCAAAGCGCCCCGAGGTGTTGATCGTCGCCTCGGGGCGCTTCGCGCGTAGACGCGGCCAGCGGTTTACTTAGCCTAGCTAGCCAATGCTGGAGCTGATCTGTGTTGACATGCATACAGCGACAGGTCTATTGTATGCATATCAACAACACGGGATAGGAGCCCCAATGTTCAAAATGATTGTGCAGCTTCACGGCCGTACCGAGGTCACCGAGCACGACACGATCGACGACGCGCGCAAGCGTCTGGTTGATATTGCCGTCGCTAGCAATTGCCGCGTCGAGGGCGACAACGCCACTGGCGAGTTCATCGCACTGACCCGTGAGGGTGACGACAACCCGCTCGTGAACTGGACGTACGGCGCCTACCGGATCACCGAGGAGCCCACTGGGGTCGACGCTCACGATATCGCCGTCGCCACTGCGCGTTACATGGTCGACGAGAACCTCGACGCTGACACGGTGCAGATGATCCGCAACAGCGACCGCGACGGGCGCGACCTGCTGGCCGCGATCGTGGCCGAGTGGCTCAAGCTGCACCCCGAGCTGAGCGACCGTGACCGGCACGCCGTCGCCGCGGCGGCCCACGGCTGGGAGCGATTCGAGGCTGTCGGCGCCGTGTTCCCCGTGCGATACGCCCGCAATGGCATCGAGGGCGTGATCGTCGAGTATGACGACGAGCGCGCGGCCCGTAGTGCCGAGCTGTACACGCACGACGTGTGCGACGCGGCCCTGATGCGGTGCTGCCCCGAGGATGACCTCGGCGACGTAGACAAGTGGATTGCGGCGCCCCCGGTGCCGCTCTGAGCTTCAAACCAACACCAGAAGGGGATAGTATGGCCACCATGACGATTACGAGGTACACGGCGATTGTGACGCCCGGCGAGCAGTACGCGCTGATTCACGTACCCGAGATTGACCAGTGGACGCAGGCCCGTAGCGACGACGAAATCGTGCCGATGGCACGCGATCTGATCGCAACGTGGCTCAATGTGCCGGTTGAGTCGGTCGAGGTTGTGGTGCAGCGCGGCTGACGCCGACAACAAGAGAGCGCCCCTGAGTCATTGCGACTCGGGGGCGCTTTGTTTGTTGACATGCATACAGCGCGGGTGTTACTGTATGCATGTCAACAACTCAACAGGGATAGGAGCCCCAAATGCCGAAGCGCACCGAGGTTATCGCCAAGATTCGCAAAGCGGCCAAGGCCAAGGGTCTGAGATTGGAGTCGGTTCGCAAGGGCGCGAATCACGAGATTTTCGACCTCGACGGCGTGATGGTTCCGATCGGTAATCACAAGATTCTCGACGGATACCTTGCACTCAAGATTTACAAGGAGTGCGAGCCAAAACTAGGCAAAGGCTGGTGGCGGTAACCACGGCGACACAAAACCCCTGCTACGGCGGGGGTTTTTGTCGTTGGCGCATATGCGGCGCGATTGGCGTGCGTCACTTTTAGACTGCCATCCGCAACGGCACAGCTGTACCCAAACGGCCCCGGCGCCCCGAAATGGGGTGTTGGGGCCGTTCCCATTCCAGGCGTTGATCAGGGCCGCGCGGCCTCCTATCCCCGCGCGCCGGTCAACGTCTCGCCCGTCGCCGTGATCCCGACAGTGGCGCCAATGCGCCTATGCGCAATCCGCTGCAGCCCCCTCGCCTTGGCTGGTCACCACGCGAGCACCGGGCGCAGCGCGGCGCTGCTTTGGTCGACGCGATCCGGCGACGGGCACCTACTTACCGATCAAGCACCGAGAGAGAGACGCACCCGCATGACTGAGCAGGCACCCGCTACCGAGGCCCCCACAGAGACCCCCGCAATGGACCCCGCTGCACGCAACGCTGCACTGCAGGCAATCAGCATGGGGGACAAGGGCGCCCACACGCCCACCGTGTACACGCCCATGAATGCGGCTGAGGCTGCACGTAAGCCACGACGCAGGCCCACACACAAGGCCACACGGCCCGTTGTGTATGAGCCCTACAGCGAGCAGTGAGCCATGAGCGAGGGTCGCAACACAGCGCGGCGTGATCGCTTCCGTCGCATCATCAAGCGCCGCGGCGATGACTGCGGCGAGTGCGGCGAGCCAATCGACTACAGCCTGCCATCCGATCACCTGCTCAGCTTTCAGATCGACCACATAACGCCGCTCGCACGCGGCGGCACGGACACGCTCGACAACATTCAGGCGTGCCACCGCAAGTGCAACCGCGACAAGAGCGACAAGCTGCCGACTGACGGCGAGCCCGACGGCTGCACGTTCGAGACCGTCCGCTACTGGCGACCGTGACCGCGGCGGCCACAAGAGGTACCCCGGGGGGGTATCCCGCAAACTGTCGCGGCGCCCCTCGTAGGCAT